TGAAGATTTGTCAAGAACTGTGTTGATTGAGGAAATCCCACAATTCTAATAATAACAGTAGTTACTACGCCAAGAAGAATAATAACTTATATCAAGTTGTAGGCGTACCAGAGTAACTCATTTCTCTGAGAAAGATCCCCTCGTACCCACTCCCTCCTAGAGGGGATTGATCTCAAATAGAGTGTTTGATATGGAGAGTATCCAGTATCAAGTTCCTTCGATGGGACCACTCTACTAAGTAAACCAAACATTAATTAAATTAACTACATTATGGGCAAAGTTGGAAAAATATCTACTCTTAAGAAAGAGTATACAACTTCACAATTACAGACAATGCAAAGTAATCTTGCAGCAAAAGGTATGACAAGAATTCCTGGAACAGGAGTGTTTAAATACCCTTACAAAGAATTAGATGGTCAGTATAGAACAGGACTAGATCCAAATGCTTCTTATATTAAAAGAATTTCTGATCCTACAGAAAGAGAACTTGAAGTTGAAAGAGTAACAAAGCTACGTGCTAAACTAGAAGCTGCATTAGGAGATATTGACTTAGGACCAAGATCTAAATTTTGGAACTATGGACTTTCTACTTCTACAGAAGATTATAATCACGTACAAGCTGTAAAACTATTAGATGGTGATAATTTCTTTGATCTTTCTATTCCTTTTCAAGAATTAGCTTTTTCATGGCTAAGAGTACATCCAACTATTGCAAGTTCATATCAAGCTTGGGAAAGAGGTGATTTTTCTGCAGAGACACAGTTTTATGTTGTTGATGATGAAATTGAAAGTGGAATCATCTTTAAGAAAAAACAATTGATTAACAAAGCTATTGTTAAATTTGATAGTATGACTCCTGAGAAAAAACGTAAAGTTGCAAGACTTTTAGGACTTCCAGTTACAGAGGATACTAAAGAAGAAATTGTTTACAACCAAGTAGATAATATATTAAAACAATCAGAGTTTAAAACTGGTTCATTCCAAGGATTAAATCCTGTAGAAGTGTTTAATAGATTTGCTGATATGAAAGAAGCATTGCTCCATATTAAAGATTTAGTTAAACAAGCAATTACACATTCTATTTATAGAGTTAAGCCAAGTGGTAAAGTTTATGAAGGAGAATTTGAAATTGCTAAAGATGAAGAAGATTTAGTAAAATTCTTAATCGACGATGATAATCAAGATGAGTTACTTACTCTTGAAGGAAAATTAAAAACTAAAAAACTAGCTGCTGTTTAAGTGGCTAGTTTTTAAAAATATAAAAAATGATTTCAGTAGATAGTTTATTATACAAAATTGATCAAAGATTAAATAAGCTATCAACTAATGAGCATCAACAGATTCAGCTTGAAGATAAAATCTTAGCCCTTAATGAAGCTCAGATTAAGTTGATAAAGCAAAAGATTGATAACATTAGCACTGTTAGTCAAATGGGACTTGACTCATTTAAGAAACGTTATGAAGACTTACAAAGTCTTATTATAGCGTATAATGATGGAGAAATACCATTAACAATAAAGAATGAAGAACTAAATCAGTGGAGAGCTAATTTACATACTTTAGAGCCTAAATATATGTTCTATATAGACTCATATGTTTTAGCTGATAAAGGAATTTGTAAAGACAGAAAGATTTGGATTAATAGAGATTTAGCTAAACATGGTGATCTTCAGTTTATTCTAAATAATACACATTACAAACCTTCATTTGAATATCAAGAAACATTTAACTTTCTATCCTCTGATGAGATAAGCATATTTACAGATGGTACATTTACACCAACTAAAATATGTATAAGTTATATGAGATATCCAGTTTACATTGATAAAGAAGGATATATTAAATTTGATGGAACACCTTCTACAGATGTAGATTGTGAATTAGAAACATATCTAGAAGATGAATTGTTAGACTTAACAGTACAAAACTTAGCTATGTTCACAGAAAATCAAAGTGCAGTACAAAATGCACAATATAGAATACAAACAAACGAATAATTTTAACTTAATAAATAAATAAAATGGCTGATTTTTCATTAAACACGCTTTTTGTAGTTCCTGTTGGCAGTAGTATTGCTAGTACAGGTTCTACACAAAATTTGTCTGCAGGTGAAGTAGGTTTCTTCAATGCTGACTACACTGTGATTGCTCCAGGTGATCCTGCTACAGGAAACTATTTCTATGTAGCTCAAGGTAGAGTAAATACTTACTTACAAGGAACTAAACGTTCAGACAAAATTGCTGGATGTCCTACAGGATCTTCTTGCAAATCAAATGTAACTGAATTTTACAAAGTATCTGGTTGTCCAACTCCTGTAACTCAAGTAACTGATGTTGATGGATGGAATGTACATTGTGGTGATGTTGTAACATTAACACTTCGTGGACACTCTTCTTACTTAGATACATTGTATTTCAATGGATTTACACGTTCAGTAACTGTACAAGCACCTTGTTGTGATTGTGGTGGTGATCCTTGTGATACAGTAGATGTACCTGGATTGATTGATGCTTTCATCTTGAAGCTTACACAACAAGCTCCTGGTATTAACCCAGACAACATTAGTTTAAACAACTTCTATCAATTCCAAAGAATTGGTAATGATGCTAATGCTATTCTTCGTATTTCAGGAAAACCATTAACTATCTATGGACAACCATGTGATGTTGCTGCTTTCCCTTACGAATTTGACAGAATGTGGTTTAGAACTTTTGTATACAGTGGTCCTGCAACTACAGCTGATTTTATTGTTGCTGACAATTGTAACATTGTTGCAAATGCTGTTGTAACACAACGTTCTAACTACGCAAGAGGTACTTCTGCTGAAATTATTCAACTAGAGAAAAACTTCTATAGCTACCAAGCTGGTTACCTTAAACACTTATACAGAATGGTTGGGTACAATGGTAACTTTGAATCTTGGGTGAGTGATGGTACTAACTACACTACTTATTATATTAAATTTAATGAGTATGATAGAGCAGCTTACCAATGGGGTGATTACATCGAGCAAAACTCTCAAGTAATTATTGCAGTTCCTTCAAATAGTGCAGCTGAAGGAGATATTGATGAGTTACTTACAGATTTACTAGGAGATTTAATAGATGAAGGTACAGGTTGTGTTGTAACAACTTCTACAACTACTACTATCTGGCCAACTACTTCAACAACTAGTACGTTGACTCCTTAAGAACTTTTTTTTAATAAATAATCTATACCAGAGGAGAGGATATTCCACATTCCTCTGGTATTTTTTTTTAAATTTATATGGACGAATTAATATTAAATATAACAATTGTTCCTACCTTTGATGTACTTAGTCTATCTATATTAGATATATCTGATTATCCCTTACCAGGCCCTGGGCCAAGACCAGTGTATACATTAGAAATAACAATTCCAGGATTTGGTGTGGTTATTGTTCCTTTTGATAGGTCATCTTTAAATGTATACTTTTCAGATACACTAGAAATAACAGAAACTGGAGTACAACAACCTCTTCCTGATGGTATATATTATTTTAGATACAGTGTAAATACAGAAGAAGCTCCTCCAGCAGAAAAAACTATAATGCGTGTTGATAGACTTCAAGCAAGATTTGATGAAGCATTTATGCAACTTGATATGATGGAGTGTGATCAGGCTATTAAAACACAAAGTAAAGTTGATTTATCAACAATATATTTCTTTATTCAAGGATCAATAGCAGCAGCTAATAACTGTGATCCAGTTACAGCTAATAAACTATACAACAAAGCTTCCAAAATGCTTGATACTTTTATCAATAATAATTGTGGATGCTCAGGGAATAATTATTTAATTAACTTTCAATAATAAATATTATGGCAGCTTGCAGTAAATGTGGGACACAAGTAGGGTGTGGGTGTCAACTAAGACAAGGACTTTGTGGTGCTTGTTATTCTTTAGTACATAAAATAAAAACTTTTTGTTTAAATGTTATATCCTAAACAAACCAATTGTTCAGAAAATGGAAATATTAATTCATTAATATCTTCTATCGAGTGTAGACTTTCTAAATTAGCAAACAGTATGTATAATAACATAGTGTTTATGCTAAACAAAACTATTTCTAGTACAGCAATATTTGATTTAATGCAATACAAAAGAATCTTGTATTATAAACAAATTAACCCTGATTATGTAGATTGTTATTCTGTTAACGAAATTGCTTCTCAAGTTAAAAAACTAACAGCAAATTGCACAGGTAATTGTAATGATAGCAATATTTTTCCAGCTCCCCCAATAAGAACTACAACAACAACTACTTCAACTAGTACTTCTACAACTACATCTACTAGTACTAGTACTACAACCAGTACTACCACTGTACCACCTACTACCACTACAACCACTACTATAATTAGTTATCTTTATAGAATAGAACAGCTTGTTTGTGATACTTGTGAAACTAGTGGATCATATATAAGAGGAAATGTAGGACCTTTAAATGTGGGACAATTTTATTATGATGATTTTTCTGGATTTGTTTTTCAAATATTAGAATTTATGGGTACATCAAATAGCCCATCTTCTTTTGATATAAATACATCTACAGAACAATCAACTTGTGAGGCAGTATTGTGTGTGCCAACCACTACCACAACTACCACTGTTCCTCCAACTACTACAACTACTAGTTCTAGTACAACTACTACTACAACAATAGCCCCTACTACAACTACAACTAGTTCTACCTCTACTACAACTTCAAGTACTACTACTACTACTACAACTGCTTGTTGTCAGTTGGCAGATGTTACTATTGATACACAAATACTTACAGCTTGTAATCTTAATGTATCTACATATAATAATGGAGACCCTATTCCAGAGGTTACAGATCCTACTGCTTGGGCAACCCTAACCACAGGAGCTTGGTGTTATTACGAAAACAATACAGCTAATGGTTGTGTATATGGTAAGTTATACAATTGGTATGCATTAAGAGATCCTCGTGGATTAGTACCAGCTGGTTATCATATTCCAACACGTCTAGAATATAATACTTTAGTAACTGCTTTAGGAGGTAGTCTTGTTGCTGGAGGACCATTAAAAGAAACAGGATTTGATCATTGGGTGTCACCAAATACAGGAGCTACAAACTCTACATCATTTACTGGACTTCCAGGGGGAGCACGTTCTGCTTCTGGATCATTTAGTACTGTTGGATTTTATGGGTATTTTTGGACAAATACACAATCTAGTAGTACAAATGCATGGTATCGTATATTAAGCTATACCACTGCTGATTTTTCTGAAAGCACTGTAAACAAAAATTCAGGACTTTCAATAAGAATAATAAAAGATTAATAAAAATAAAATATAAATATTATGTCTTGTTCAAATTGTTTTAATGGATGTACAGAAATTACATCAGATAAATGTGTTAAATACACAGGAGCAGATATTCCTGCATTAGGAATTCAAAATGGTGATACGCTACAGTTTGTAGAGCAAGCTTTAGCACAGTTTTTAATAAGTGCATTAGATGGATCTGGAATTAAACCTATTGTAGATTTACAGGGAGTTTGTTCTATAGTAGCAAATAATATTCCTGTATGCGTAGGATGCTCAGGCCCAACATTAAATGATTTATTACAGGCTCTTATAGATTCTGCTTGTGATCTCCAAGATTTAATTAATGATGTTTCAGATAGAGTTGATGCTTTAGAACAGTCTTACGATGAAGGATGTTTAACAGTAGTAAGAACATCTCTTTCTAATACACATAATGTTCTTCAAGCAGTAATAGATCAGCTGTGTGCATTGCAACTAGACTTTGATGCTTTAGTATTATCATTACCAGACACTTATGTAGCTTTAAATGGTCCTGGGGGTATACAAGATATTATAACTCAAGCTTTAGAAGATGAGGGTCTTATAGGTGGGACAACAACAAAGCAATACACTAAAATGATTCCCTATGTAGCTTATCCTTGGTTTGCACCATCTTCTTATTTTGCAGGAAAATTTGATATAAATGGTGCAGGATTAACAGGAGGAGAATTTGAAAATGTTTATTTATGTAATGGGGTTGCCCCAGGAGTTCCTGATTTAAGAGGAAGAGTGTTAGCAGGTGTTACAACAGGAATGGGGGGAGGAGCTATGGATGTAGCTGTGGATCCAAATACTAATGGTAATCCAAACTATTTTGCAACACCTTCTTTTACCAAGACTGGAGTAAATTTTGTAACGCTTGGAATAAATGAAATTCCTTCACATAATCATCCTACAAGTAGTATATCTATAACAGATCCTGGACATACACATACAGTTACAGGATCAAATGATTCAGATGGTGATCCTGGAAGCTTATTTATCACTGCAGCTGTAGAGCCTAATGGTAACAGAACAGTTGGTACTCAAATTCCTAATATTACAGGAATTACTGCAACATTAACTATAGCACCAGAAGGACAAAATGGTGCGCATACTAACACACAACCAACAATTGGTTGTTATTACATAATGTATATACCAGCATAATATGTTTACAGGGTTTATAAAGTGTGATTGTAATGGGGTGTGTATAGAAGTTAATCCTTTTATATGCACAACAACTACATCTACATCTACTAGTAGCACTACAACTACTAGCACCAGTACATCAACAACATCTACAAGCAGCACTACAACCACTACAACCACTGCAGCTTGTAATAGATGGCAATATTCTTATGATGTTTTAACTTGTGAACTTTGTGAATTTGTAGAAAGTAATTCTTTATATAACTCAAACCCTTTAACTTTATTTAATTTTTATCAATATGGAGAATTTGTAATATCTCCTTATGAATATTTAGGTTGTGATGTAGGAGAAAGTGATACATCTATTCCTGATACAGGATTTACAACTTGTGAAGAAATTATATGCACAACTACCACAACTACTACACCAAGACCAGTAATTTGTAAAATATATGGATTACAAGCATTAACAATGGATGGAGGAAGTTGGAGTGCAATAACTTGTTTAGGAGACCCAGTGGGAGGTTTATTAATACTAGGAGTTACAAATTACACACCTTGTATAGACATTGGTACATTTATAATGGTAAATGGGGAAATAAAAGAAGAAATTAATTGCTAAACCAAAAATAAAATGACAGTATTTATAACATTAACAACAGCAGGAGCAGATAGTGGTCCTTTTAATTTATATTCAGATTTAGATGGGTTTGTAACTCCATTTGAGGTAGGTGTCTCTAAAATGGATTTAGAGTCTGGGTACTCCTCTATATTAGTTCCAGATTTCACATCAGTGGTTAGAGTAAAATCAACAGCACAATATTGCATTAACTATGTTGATATAACACTAACTGAACCACCTTGTGAAAGACCTGGAGGACTAATTAATAAATCTTTTAACTGGAAATATACTCCATCAGGGGGTCCTGAGTTTATATTTACAGATTCTTTTGTTAATGCTTGTATAGCTTCTAATGAATTTGATACTAATATTCCATCAGGTACTATGCAAGGAAAAGCAGGACAAGTAGCTTCATTTACATTAGGAGAAACTGTTTACTTAGGAATATTTACAACAGATTGCACATTATTAGAAGATGGTTTTTATATAACAGATTTAGGCACAAATGAAATAACAGAAATTGTTGGAGGAATGATTATAAGTATAAGTAATTGTCCTGCCACAACTACAACTACTACTACAATATAAAACTCTAAAGTTTGTTGGTTTTCTTTGAGTTTACTCTCAGGTAATTTATTATCTGAGAGTTTTTTATTATTTAGTAATATATATTTGCGTATTCAAATTATTTTTTTATACCTTTACGTTATTTTAATTAATACAAATTTCTTATGACTGAAAATAATGTATTGTTATATCAATTAGAAAAATTGCTATCTCATAAAAAAAGTAAAAAGTTTTACGCTGAAAAGTTAGGAATAACTGAATATGAGGTAGATGAGCTTTTGATAGAACTTAAAACAAAGCCAGTAGAAATAGTTAAAAACTTTGAAGAAGAAAAAAAAGTAAACGTAGAAAAAGGTACAATAGAAAGCACTGTAGTTTCTGATTATAATCCTAAAGATGATATAGAATTAGCCAAACTACATAAAATAAACTTAGACAAATATATTATTACAAACTATTGGTCTAAAATGCTTCCTTCAGGAAAATTTACTTCTTCAGTATTTAGCAAATTAAAACAGTCTAAAGATTATTCTCCAGAAGACTTTGCTAAATTTTTAACAAACTACAGTCCAAAAGAAATTAAATTAAACTTAGTAAAATCAACTATTAATACAGAAACTGTTGATTTAGAAATATCAATAGCTGATTTTCACTTAGCTAAGAAAACATTAGAAGGAGAAAGTATTAAAACTAAAAAAGAACAATTCTTATATGTATTAACAGATTTACTTATTAAAACTAAATCTTCTTTTGATATAAGAACTATTGTATTCCCAATTTCTAATGATTTTTTTCACACAGATAATTACCAAAACCAAACTACAAATGGTACTCCCCAAGATGTTCTTACAGGATATGATAATGAATATGAAGAAGGATTTGATTTACTAGTTACAGCAATATCAATATTAAAAGCATACTCAGATAATGTAGAGGTTATTCTTGTACAAGGTAATCATGATAGAACTAAATCATTTTATTTGGCACATGCTTTGGATGTATACTTTGCAAACAACATTAATATTACATTTCAAAGAGAACACTCAACAACAAAAGTTGTACTATTGGGCAACACATTTATTGGTTATCATCATGGTAATTGTAAAATAGAAGACTTGCCTTTATTATTTGCTACAGGTAAAAACAGTGAAGCATTTGGTTGCTCTGCATACAGAGAAGTACATACAGGAGATAAGCACCATTATATGGCTAAGGAAGTGAAAGGTGTTAGAATACAACAGATGCCTTCATTATCAGGAACAGACAGATGGCACTTAGATAATAATTATGTTAATAACATTAGAGCTGGAATTGCTACAGTGTATCATCCTATTAAAGGACGCATTGCAGAATTTGAGAGTAGAATATAAACAATTATGGCAACAGGAAGAAAATTAGTTTCAGATGTTAGAGCAACCCACAAGTTACTCTCAACTGATTCTTTAATAACAGATAGAGCAATACTTAGTGAGATAAGAAACAATTCTTTATTATTAATCAAGAGAGAAACAAATCTTAGAAAGCTTTGGGCTACAGATACATTATTCACAACAATTCCTTGTTTAGAATTATGTGAAGTTCCTTTGTCTGAATGTTGTGATTATGTAGACGAATGTACAGTGGCTAGGAGCAAAGAAAAGCTACCAAGGATATCAGAAGGTAACTATCAATATGTTATTCAAGGAGTGTACTCTATTAATGCTCTAGGAGGTAAGGCCACAAAGTTTAAAGAGATATCTGTCAATAGATATACAAATCTTCTAAAACTTCCTATAATTAAAAAAGAAGCTTATTTCTGGATATCAAATGGATATTTATATATAAGCAATCCAGATTTACAAGCAGTAAGATTTGTTGCTTTCTTTGAAGAAGATGTTCCTAATAGTATTATGTATTCAGAAGATTGTAATTGTGGAAGAAGCTATACAGAAGATGATATATGTATTAATCCTTTAGATAAGAAGTTTCCTCTTCCAGGGTATCTAGAACAACAAGTGTTACAACTTACTTCTCAAAAACTCCTATCTACATATTTCTCAATAAAAACTGATATCTCTGCAGATGGAATAGATGGGCAAGCACCTAACACTAAACCAACTAGTTAGTATGCCAAGAGTAAAGGTGGAGTTTAGGTCAGCAAGTAAAGATAACTATACAGCATTTTGTAAAGCTTATCCTGAGATAAATCTTTCATATAATGATTGGAGAATAATAGTATATTCTTTTAATGAAGCATTTAGAGATTATATCCTTGAGACTGGAGAAAAAATAAAACTCCCTTGTGGCTTTGGAGAATTTTCCATCAATAAGAAAAAGAGAAGGAAGATGAAAAGCAATGGGCAGAAAGAATTTATTAATCTTCCTATTGATTGGCAAAAAACTAAAGAAAAAGGAAAAGTTATATACAACTTTAACTACCATACAGAAGGATTCTTTTTTGGTTGGCATTGGTTTAAAGACCCTGCTAGATTTAGATTTTCAAACTTATGGTATTTTAAACCATTAAGAACAACATCAAGATTACTTTCACACTATATTAAAACTGATAATAAGTATCAACATATTTATTGTGAGTGGAATATTAAAAAATAATATGTTATTTTTAATAATGTGTTATAAATGATTTATATTTGTATTTTAATTTTAAAATATATAAATATGATACAATACAAAAAAGGGGATAAAATAGGAAAATTAACATTTATTAATGAAGATTTTCATCAAAAAGAAATTACAGGATTTCAAAGTTATAGAATGGTAGTAATGGAGTGTTTTTGTAAAAGACGATTTATTACTAGATTATCAGCAGTAAGATATGGTAAAGTAAATTCTTGTGGGTGTACAAGAAAAAATGGGTTACTTAAAAGAATAACTAGACATAATATGAGTAACTCTTCAGAATATAGTTCATGGGAATCTATGAAATCAAGATGTTTAAACAGTAATAATATGTTTTATTGTAATTATGGTGGTAGAGGTATTAAAGTTTGTGAAAGATGGATGGATTTTAAAAACTTTTATGAGGATATGAAAAACAAGCCAAATTCTAATTATTCTTTAGATAGAATAAATGTTGATGGAAATTACGAACCAGATAATTGTAGGTGGGTTACTAAAGATATACAAGATAGAAATAAAAGAAATTCTGTATATTTATTTTACAATAATAAAAAATATATATTATCAGATTTAGCAAAAAAGTTTAATTTAAATCAACAAACCTTAAAATCTAGATTAAATAAAGGAATGTCTTTAGAAAAAGCTTTAACAAAACCTTATAAATACACAAAAAAATTATGAGTTATTATTATAAATATAATTTTGTTTCCCCAGAACCTATATATGCAATTGTATTAGAAGAGTTAAAGTCATATATGGACACGGGGGCTGTTGATTCTTTGTTATTTCCTACATACCTAGACAAATGTCTTAAGAAACTAGGAAAGTCAAGTTATGTTATAGCTGAAGTGGCTCTTCACATAGAAGATTTTGAAGCACGTCTTCCTGATAACTTTTATGCTGTAAGAGAGGCTTGGATGTGTACAGAAATTCCTTTACTACCATATCAATCAGCCAATTCTTTTTATTCTCAAACAGGCACTACAACAATACAAATAGCCCCTATTACATTTAATGGAACTCCTTGTACAAATACAGGTTGTACAACAGGATGTCCAGAATGTATGCCAGATATTGTACAAGCTGTATACAAAACTAATTCACAACAAGCAAGATCATACAAACAAGCTTATTTGCTTAAACCTGGTAATATATCTACAAGACACAATTGTGATGTTAATTACAGTAGTAATTTAGATTTATATGGCCAGTATCATAATACTACAGGAAATATTCCTTATGGTTCTGCTTATGATTCTTTTGATGTAAGAGGTAATAAATTTGTTACAAACTTTAGAACAGGAGTTGTTCATTTAATTATGTATGCTACAGACTACGATGAAATAGGAAATCAATTACTTCCTGACAACTATCGTATTAGAGAGTATGTTGAGCACTTCATTAAATATAAAGTTTTTGAAATGTTAACTAATCAAACTAATGATGAAACATTTAATCAGCTTCAACAAAAGCTTATGTATTATAAATCTCTAGCTGATGAGGCTTATATAATGGCTGAAATGGAAATTAAAAAGCAAGATGCTTATACAAAAGTTAATAGAATAAAAAAACAATTGAATAAGTTTAATATGTATGAACTTCCCAATCGTACAAATAGATATGGTAGAAGACGTAATAATTAATTAAGCTATGGCAGATAATACACAAGACCAGCCTCAAGGAAATATAAGAAATGAATTTAATACAGCTTCTTCAGGGCTGAATATGGACCAATCTGTTAATCAGATTCCTAAAGGTTCACTAACATATGCTCTTAATGCTAATATGGAAAACTTTGATGCTAACTCAACTAGCTATCAAAATGAACCTGGCAATGAGTTTTGTTTACAGTTTCCTTCAGACTATGTTCTTATAGGAAGTCATTTTATACAGGAAAAAAGTAAACATGTATTTTTTATTACTAATCCATTAACTAATGACTCACAAATTGGTTATATGGATAACAATGATTGTATTTATCGTACTTTCATATCTGCGCCTTGTTTAAATTTTAATATTAAATATCCTATTAATAAAATTGTACATAAGATTACAAATTGTACAACAGAAATTTATTGGACAGATGGACTTAATCCTAGAAGATATTTAGACTTAAACCCTGATACTATTCCTTATATACTTTCTTCTTTTTCAGATGAGTGTAACCTTATATTTACAGATGAAGTTGATTGTAATCAATTAAAGTTACAACCAAACTTTAATATACCAAATATTGATGTTGTAGATGTTGTTAGTGGAGGAAATTTAACAGCAGGAACTGTACAGTTTGCTATTCAATATGCTGACTCAGCTGGTAATCCATATACATCATACTATTCAGTTACTAATCCTTGCCCTATTGCTGATCCACAAATAACTACTCCAAACTTTGATTATAATGTAGGCAAATCTGTTATTCTAGAAATATCAAATTTAGATTCTACAGGACAGTTCCAATATTACAACATGGCTGTTATTAAAACAGTGAATGCCATATCATCTGTAGAACTAATAGGAACATACTTTATAAACAACCCTGTAGAAAAACTTACATACACAGGACAAAATGTAACTAATATACGTTTATCTATAGCAGATATATTTGAAAAACAACCTTACTATGACATTGCTAATGATTTAACTTCTGTACAAGATATATTAGTATGGAGTGATCTTACAACTATAAGTAAAGTGAATTATCAAGCTATAGCAAATCAAATAAAACTCCAATGGGAAACTTGGAGAATCCCTGCTACAGAAAATTATTCTGATGAGTTAAATGCAACAAACTTTAGAGGATATTTAAGAGATGAAGTCTATGCCTTTGAAATAGTTTTTTTATTAACAAATGGAAGACAAACAGAAGGATTTCATATTCCAGGTAGAACTAAAAATTCTAGTGAGTCTTATTTAGATGTGCCAACTACTAATGATGATTTTATTGGTAATCCTGAGTCTTATGATTCTACAGGAGAAATAGGATACAGTCCTTATTGGAAAATATACAATACAGGATATGTTGTAGGAACTTCTGGTGGATATAATTCTAAAGAAACATATAAAGGACCATATAAATATGGAGAGTTTGCTTATTGGGAGTCTGAAGATTTATATCCTTGTGTAGAAGAAATTTGGGGAGATTTAGCAGGAAAACCAATTAGACATCACAAATTTCCAGATGTACTCGTAAGCCCAATATTTGAGGAAGACCAATTTAATGGACTTAGTAATATGCAAATGGGTCCTAGAGCTATATTCCCTATGGGAGTAAAAATTGATGTAAAAAGTGTTGGAGATATAATAAACTATTCCTCACTATCTACAGAACAAAAAAATGACATTGTAGGATTTAAAATAGTAAGAGGAGATAGAGGAACAAATAAATCTATTATTGGAAAAGGAATTCTTAGAAATGTAGGAGAATACCAAAGAGAAGAACAATCATTCTACTTCCCAAACTACCCTTACAATGATTTAAATGAAGATCCTTTTCTTACAGATACAAATAACAAATTTGGAGATGCACCATTAGTATGGCTTATATTATGTTCAATATCAGGATTTTATGAGTTTACAAGCACTGTAACAGGTATTCCTGTTAAAAAAGAAATGTTTGCTGGACAAAATTATGAAGAGTGTTCTTTAACAAAACCTACAACTTTATCTGGAAAAGCTTGTATTGGTCCAGGAAACTTTGATGCATATTATATTAATAATTGCTCTGGAGAAGAAACTTTTTACGCAGGAAATATTGTAAAGTGGACTTGTAATAATACTGCAGAAAAAGAATTATCTACAATTGTTTGGCAATATGGCATTGTTACATGTTTTAATACCTATCTCGCAGGATTTAATCCTGGAGATAAAATTATTAATACTGCTACAGGTAGTATTGTTCCAGGAGCAATCCTCCAAGAATCTGTAGAATGTGATTATGGACAATTACCTAATCCTAGTTTAACGGTGAACTACCAGACAAAAGGTAGGAGATCAAAACTTGTTTCTTGTAAAAAACCAGAGGCTTTACAAGCCAATGCTAATGAAGAAACAAAATATAGACAAATATTTAATTCTCCAGAAACATCTTTTGGTCAACCATTTCTTGGAAATGTTTTAAAACTAGAAAATGTTATTTATGGAAAGGGGCAAGATCATTTTATACAAGTTAGAGATAATGCTAAATATAGGCTGCTATCTAAAGAAGCACAAAAAGATGCTTTAGATGCTAGCTTTGCTTTAGGTGCAGGTCCTGATAAAACTGCTATATTTACAGCATACCAAGCATACTTAACTATTTATATTAATGGTATTACAAGAAAGAATTATGCTTATTCATATAACTCAAGAGCTGATTATAATTATAAAGCTGATATTGATAATAACTTAGGAATAAAACAAAGAGAAATTGATATAGCTACATATTTAATTCCTGGAGTTCAAAGTGTTGGTGATAATTATAATGTTAACAATTTTCAAAGAGAGTCTTCTGTTTTTATTAAAACAATAGAAGATAGAGCTGTAAATAATAATCCTGTAACAACAGTTAGTACATTAAAGTTTCCTAGTCAAGTTCCTGATATGATTGATCCTTTTACAGGACAACCTATTGTTGTAGATAAATCAAGAACTACAATTTCTTTAAGTGGTAGATGCGAGACTCCTGCTAAAGAAGATGATATTCAAGTAGTTTCATATTATGCTTCTTTAAAAAATGTTATACCAAATCAATGGGGACAGATATATACATATAAAACAATTGACACAGGGTTTCAAAGAATTAATTTTAAAAGTGGTACTGAAACTGCTACAATTTTTGGGGGGGATACATTTATATCAAGGTTTGCTTTTAAAACTAAACTACCTTTTTTTATTGATAATAGAGTTAATGCCCCTGATGATTCAGATATATTTTATGATGAAATAGGTAATGTGGCATATCCAAAATACTGGCACTCTGCAAGATCTATTCTTGAATCTTATATTAATATGACCAATATTATATCATATAAAGCTCACAACTTTGATTGTCCTAATGTTCCTGGAAATGTAATAGGACAAGTAGGGGTAGCAGGAACATATAGAACATATTATGATGGATATTTTTATTTATTTGCATATGGCGTTCCTAACTTTTATTGTGAAACATCTTATAATCTGGATTTAAGACAAGCATTTAATAATAAAGAAGGAGATTTTTGGCCACATGTATCCACAGGCATACCTGATGATTGGGTACAAGAAAATTATGTATCTATAGCAAATGATAATACATATACATACAATACAACATTCTCAAAACAAAATACAGAAAATGTATTTACACATCTTCCAGATGATTTTAAAGATGAGTTTTGTTTAACAAACTTTCCTTTTAGAGCTATATATTCAGAGTTACAAAACACAAATGCTGATAGTAGAATTAATAATTGGCTAGTGTACAAACCTTTATCATTCTTTGATTTCCCTCAAAACTATGGAGCACTTACATCATTAGATGGTATTCAAAACAAAGCTGTATTAGCAAGGTTTGAAAATAAATCATTATTATATAACAATCTATTGACAGTGGATACTAGTAATCCACAAGCAGCTTATTTTGGTAATCCTTCATTATTTAAAGGAGCTCCACCAATAGATTTTGCAGAAACAGATCTTGGATATGTAGGAAGTCAGAATAAATTTTTATTGAAGATTCCTCAAGGACAAGTAACAGTTGATGCAAAAAGAGGACAAGTGTTTCTTATTGAAGGAACACAAGCAGCAGATCTTTCAGCATTTGGTTCTGGAATGAATAGATTCTTTACAGACCATTTAGCATTTGAAATGCTTAGATATTTTCCAGAAGTTCCTACAGATAATCATTTCACAGGAATTGGGTTACATGGAGTATTTGATAGTAAGTTTGAAAGAGTTATTATCACCAAGCTTGATTATATCCCTATAGATAAAGATGTAAAATATGATGCTGATAAAAATGAGTTTTATATAGAAACAATTACATATATAGATGCTGCTACCACAACTACAACAACAAGTACTTCTTCTACCACTACAACCTCTACTACTGTAGCATGTACATCTTGGACATATTTAGTGGAATTAATTTATTGTGATACTTGTTCTTTTAATGAAAACTTTACAATTACTAATTTTGAACCTTTAACTTTAAATAAGTATTATTACTTAAGTAGTCTTGGTTTTAAAATTTATGTAAAAGAATACTTAGGATGCACAGCAAATGTAGCTAGTAATAGTATATTAAACTCTTCACAGGAAGATCTTTGTATTGATGTAATATGCCCTCCTACAACTACCACAACTACAACAAACTGTTGTACACTGCCTGATGTAGAAATAGGAACACAAATATGGACAGGTTGTAATTTAGATGTAGATAAATATAGAGATGGTACACCAATACCACAAGTACAAGATCCAACAGCCTGGGCTAATTTAACTACAGGTGCGTGGTGTTACTATAACAATGCAGATACAAATTGCTATGGAAAATTATATAACTGGTTTGCAGTTAATGACCCTCGTGGTTTAGCACCAGCAGGATATCATGTTCCAACTAAAACTGAGTGGGATACATTAGAAGCATTTTTACCTGCACCAGAAGGAGGAAGCTTAAAAGAAGTTGGAACTACTAACTGGAACTCCCCTAATGCTTTAGCAACAAATAGTACAGGGTTTACAGCTCTTCCTAGTGGTACTAGAGATGAAGCAGGTAACTTTGATTGGGAAGGAGATTTTGGCAATTGGTGGACAGCTACAGCATCGTCTAGTACAAATGCATGGACTTATTATACATATACATTAGGAGGAGGACTTCCTGCAACAACTACTGGAAAAGTTAGAGGATTTGCAGTTAGACTTATAAAAGATTAATCATGGAACAAGAAGGTAAAATAAAAATTGTAACAAGAACGCCTGTTAGTTTGACAGATCCAGAATTTTTCTGTAATAAATCTTGGACTGTTTCATTTAACATGAATACAAAAACCTGGACATCATTTCACAGTTATCTACCTAATTGGTATATAGGAGATAATAATTTCTTTTATTCTGGCCTTAATAATTGTTGTAGTGATATAGATGCTGATTTCTTGGCATTAGTGGGTAGACTGGATAGAACAATTACAACCACCACTACATTACCTCCTATACCTCCTAGTACTACATCAACATCTACTACTATATTTACAGTGGATTGTACATTGATTGGAACAGCTTTTGAGGTATCTTGTGATTTAGCTGGTACAGGAATAATAACAGTGCCTCCAACTACAACAACAACTTTATGTCAAAGACCTTCTTGGCTAGTGTCTTATACATTATATAAAGGATATGAAATAATAGGAGAAACACCAGTAGTTACTTCTACATCTTTTGAAGCATTATGTGAATCATTCCCTATTATATTAGCTCCAACAGAAAAAACATTAACCAGTTTTACTGCTATGTCTACAAACTCAGATAGCTTAGAAGTGGGACAAATATTATATGACACTGATTATCTAACAGACTGCTCGTTAGTTGCAGATGGTTGGTATTTTGATTCAAACAGTTTTATTAATAATACTACTTATCATGTAGTAAATGGTGTAGTCACTGAAGTTACAAACTGTGATTGTGGTACTACTACTACTACAAGTACTACAATATTTATTCCTGAGTGCTGTGGAGTGGTGATACTATCAAATGATGGTATGTATTTATTGAATACATTAACAGGATATACAACCTCTATATTAAACACTCCTAACTTTATGGCTGCAAATGGTATAGCAATGACAACTGAGTTTTTATGGAGTGTAGATAATACTGAGTTTAGACAATGGGATATAACATTAGATCCTTTTACTGCAACATACAATAGAGAAATTGCTTTCCCAATGGGGTATGTTCCAGGGCCAATAACTGCTTTAAATAATGATGTGCTAATATGTGTAGATAATGCTAGTGCCCCAGTAAGTGTTGATATTGTTGAAATGGATATAACAGATGTAATAGGAGTTAGTACGTTAATACTTTCAATACCAGATATAACAATAATCTCAAATTTATTATATACTTTTGAAGGTAAATTAATATTTGCTAACCAAGACTTAATTTCTGGAGATACATACATATCACAATATGATTATGCATCTACAACCCTTGAGTTGTATATTAACTTAGGATCAACTATTGTTACTTCTATGTTTGAATGTGATTGTGCTATATTCTTTATAGATGATAACAATGTAACATATAACATTAGAAGAGAGAGTCCATATGATATTACAGAAGTAGCAACTATAGGAATACCAGTTATTGCAGCTACACAACCTAATAGTTGTATTCCTAATAATTTAGAACCTACTACTACGACAACAAGCTCTTCTACTACCACCACAAGTTCGTCTACAACAACAACCACTACCACAACTCCTTAATACTATGTCAAAAGTTGTAACAATAAAATTAACAAAAGCTGGCTCCACTGTAGGCCCATTTACTCTATCTACAGAGTATGGTGATATTATTGCTACAGGTGTATCAAAAAAATCTTTAATACAAGGTATAAGTTATAATGTAGATGATAGAGTTAATTTTCTAATTATAGAATCTACAGGAAAGTGTAAAATTAAAAAAACATTTCCTCTAGAAGTATTTAGTATTTACCAATACCAAGATGCTACATATACACAATCTTCAACAGCTTGTTTATGGAGACATCTTACAAACATTCAATTATACAATACATACTATGGAAACATAGAACCATACATTATTGAATATCCTTTTGCATATCAATACCAAGATGAAATCTTACAGAATGTAAAAGACTATACAAAAGCATTTGAATATCTTCCTATACCAGATGGTGTATTTAATGACAACACAAGAATAGAAGTTGATAACAAGTGGTTCACACATGCTATTTTATATAATGGTCAACAGAGCTCAGGACTTTTAGAATTAGTTCCTAAACCAAAAAACAATTTACAAGCTTATAATAAATATCCTATCTTTAACACAGATAGTAAAACAATAACATATACTAAGAGTGATAACTTCTATCAGTATAATACATTCTGGGCTTTGAACAAAAGTCCTTACATTCCAATGTTCTTTACAGGATGTGAAAGCTTATCAATAGATAAAGTGATTAACCAAGAGAATATGGACTATTCCTCAAGAAGCTTTAAAAAAGCTCCATTAAGAGCTAAAGAATTAAAAATAAGACATATATTAAAAGACAATTGTACAACACACTTGGTGAGCCAATTCATTTTTGGCACAGCACAAATCTCTTACAAATAATATGAAAGGAAAAGTAAATTGCACATGTGGATGGAGTTGGAACAAGTCAGATTCCAGTGCTAAGGATATGTACATATGTCATGAGTGTGGAAGAGATAATTCTAACAATATGAAGAATGGGGGATGGCTGGATAATTATGGCAAACAAGCTAATTATAATGATTCAAAAGCTACAGCTTCTCCAGATATGGTGGGAGATGGATTCTCTAATGTAGGAAGAAACTTTAGTCCTGCATGGGGAGGACAGTTTGAAGATGGAGGGGAAATTCCTCAAGCACAAACAGGAGGATCTATTCCAGGCTCTGTAGGATTTACATACGCACGTACGAAAGGAATACCTTCTAATGGACCATATGCTAAGAAAACTCTTGCTAGTGCACAGAATGGCCAAGAAATGCAATACTATCAAAATGGATTAGACTTTAAACCAAAAAGTATTAGTAGAGATGGAGCATGGTTAAATAAATATGATGTAGCACAGAATGGTAAAAAGAAATTTAAATTAAAGGATGAAAGACTACAAGCTATTAGACCATCTGAATCTACTTTTGTTAAAAAACCAAACTTTGAAGCAGAGCAAGCTAAAGTACAAAGAACATATGTAGACCAAGTTGGTAAACAAATGGCTGAAGAGAAAAGAAGAAAGAAGTTAACAAAAGACCAAAGAGAAAGAGAAGACTATAATGCTCGTAATGAACAAACAGGAAGTATTCAAACTCCTGTAGAAGAAAGTACTTGGGATAGAACAAAAGCAATTGTTTCTAATCCATTAACTGCATTTGGATATGCTGCAAGAAATGAAAGTTTGCCTACAAGATTTCAACATGGTGAAAGAAACACATTAGACAATGCTATTGATTGGGTAAATCCTTTACAAGGAGCAGCAGCATTATCAGAAATTCCTGGAGAACTAGGAAGAGGAGAATTTTTAAATGCAGGACTTAGTGCATTAGATGCTGCAGATCTTGGTGTATATGCTAGAGGAGCAAAGCAATTAAAAAATATAAATCCAGAAGGTAAAATATTTAATGGATTAAATAATCAACTAGATGATATTGCTATTAAAAATACTGAAAGATATATGGCAAAGAGAACTCCTTCTAATACACCATTATCTAAAGAAATGAATCCACAATTATTAGATAATTTTGATCCAGGAGAATATACACCATTTCAAGAAGATGATTATATGAAATGGTTTAACGAACAAAAAAGTAAACTAAATCCTCGCCCTGTTAAACAAGATCCTCGTTCTATAGTGAGAAGATCATCTGTTTTAGATATTAATGATATGAAAGAAGGAGGAGTTATTAAAGATGATATGGGTCAATGGAAATATCCTGGCCAAATTACTGAGATAGGCTCTAACCAAATAACAATGCAAGGAGTTCCTTATGATGTTCTTGGTATATCAGATACAGGAGATACAAAACTAATGAAGCCAGGAAAAGATTATAAGTTTAAAGGAAAGAAAGTTACAGAGTTTCCTATGGCTAAAAATGGAAGAAGACAAGAACAAAAAGGTTTGCAAAACTTGGAGGATTTAACTAATTTTACAAATTACAATAAACCATCAAACTGGTTGAATAAATATAATTAATCATGAAAGATCAAATATTAAAGTTGGCAGGTGTAAAAACTGATAAAGAATTTTACAAATTATTCCCATCAGAGGAAGCATTTATGAAAGTACATGGTAAAGCTTTTAAGAAAGCTCAAATGGGGACTGCTATTAGTAAAGCCCAAGGAGGCACAACCCTTGATAATAATAATAATGGTATTCCTGATTATTTAGAATCCACACAAGGTGTTCAAGGTGTTTCTAATAATATACCATTACCTAATAGTCAAGGGACTAGTAACATGTTTAATCCTACTGTGTTACAAGGACCTTCAAATTTTTCTAGTAATGATTATTACCAAAATAATAATCCATATGGTATTGCCTCAAATCCAGGAGCTACATCTGTAAATAACCCAGCTGTAGGTACACCTCAATCATCATCTTCAGGAGGGGGTATGGATATGATGCAAGGCATTCCTGTTATTGGTGGACTTATGGGAGGATTTAAAGCTTTGGCTGCTCAAAAGAAAGCTAAGAAAGAAGCTAGAATGTGGAGTAAAGTAACTGGCCTTCAAGCTCGTGCTGCAGAAAGTGTAGATGTAGATGCTAATCGTCCAAAGAATTATGTACGTCCAGAAGATAATCCAGTACAACCTGGTCAATTATTTCCTTCATATGGTGTAGGTACAAATGTTTTAAAACGTAATGGTGGTCCTATTAGAGCTGCTTATGGTGCAGAGATTCAAAATACATATGCTCCTAATACATTATATGATGATTTAGGGTATGAGCCATTAAATGATTCAGATAATGTAAAACAATATTATAATGGAGGGGGGTTACCAAAGGCTCAAATGGGTATAGCAAGTGCTGGTGGAGAAGGGTTTGGTCAAAATCCTTATGGAAATATGATTGGTGGAATGTTTGATAATAATGCAGGCTCGCAAATTGGGGGATCTATAGGAAGTATGTTTGGTCCAGTTGGAGGAGCTGCTGGTAGTATGATAGGAGGAATGCTTGATAAAGATGGTGCTGCAATAAAAGCAGCACAAAAAAGAATTCAAAGAAACCAAGATAGAGTTATGGGTGCTCAATTTGCTAAAGGACTTCAAGGGCAATATGGAAGTAATATGGAAGAGGGTGGTCAATTAACAAACCCCCAACTAATAACAAGATTTGGAGAACTTGATCAACAAGACTTCTATGACTACGCACATGAAGGAATGGATTCTTTAAGAGCAGGTGGACATTTGAGAGAATACACTCCAATCTCAGAAAGAGGAATGGAACAATATGCTATGGGTGGAGAAGTTAAAACTACTTGGGGAGGACATGCTGAAACTATCTCTCGTAATCCATATATGCCAGGTACAGGAGAAACAATTATGTTTAGAGGAAAATCACATGATGAATCTGATGGTAATGGTAACACAGGTATAGGTGTTAAATATGGTAAGGGTGGACATGATAGCTACACAGACTATGCTGAATATGGAACTCAAGGAGTTGATGCTGATGTAGAAGTAGAAAGAGGAGAACCAGCTGCAGAATTACAAGATCCTAATGGTGAAAAGAATTTAACAGTGTATGGTAATTTAAAAATTCCAAATCAATATCTTCCATTATTAAATGACCCTAGAGCTAAAGGAAAGAAATTTAAAAATTACATTAATGAAATTTCTAAAGATGAAGCTAAGCAAACTAAACTTATAGATAAATCAACCACCCAATTAAACGATCTTGATGTGAGAAGCTCATTTGATAAATTAAAATTTGATGCATTGTCTTCAAGCATTAAAGGAGCTAATATGAAGCTAAAAGATATTGCTGATAAGAAAAAGAATGCAGCTTATTTACAAAATGCAATTAATGATACAGCAGAGGAGCATGGATTGGTAGCTGATGATTTAGCAAGAGGTAAAGTTAAGTATGATAAAGAAGCTTTACAAGAATACGCTGAATATGGAACAACAATTCCTAAAGCTAAAGATGGTGATAAAATCACTGTTTCTAAATCAGATATTCCAAAATATAAAAAACAAGGATATAAACAAGATCCAAAAAATCCTAATAGATATTACAAACCTGGGACATCTAAAGAAGTGATTACTAAAACTCCTGGTAGTGAGGCTGTAATTAAAAAAGGGACTCCTGGACAAAAATATGTACCTAATGAAAATGCATGGTGGAAAAGTTTAACTCCAGCTCAAAAAGCTGCACATAATGCTAAAGTACGTAAAATGATAGAAACAGATCCTAAATATAAAGGAACTCCAGATGAAGTCATAAAAGAAGCTGTAGGTCCTTCAGAAAAAAAGGAAGTAATAACTACTCCTGGAGCTGAAGTATATACAGAAGATGGGGATAAAACATATAAGACTACTGATTATAAAAGAAGTAAACTTATGGATATAGCTAATATGATTCTTCCTTTTATTAGACCTACAGATCAAGAACCTCTTGACCCTAGACAACTATCTGGAGAAATGTATGCACTATCTACTAATCAATTAGAACCTGTACAAGCACAAGGATATCAACCTGATTTAGCTACTCCTTATGATATTTCATTACAAGATCAAATGAATGAAATAACTGCACAAACAAGAGCAGCTCAAAGAATGGCACAAGGTAATCCCGCAGCTCAAGCTGCCATTGCTGCACAAGCTTATGATGCTATTAATAAAGTGAAGGGAGAAGAGTTCAGAGCTAACCAAGCAATGCAAGCTGGTGTATACAATCAAAACAGAGCTACATTAAATGATGCTAAGCTTAAAAACTTAGATATATATGATAGACAATATGGAAGACAAGAACAAGCTAAGAGTAATACAAAAGCTATTACACAAGCAGCTCTTAATTCTATTTCTGATAAATATGCTAAAAACAAATTAGAGAATAGAACTCTAGGTGTATATGAGAACATGTACAACTACAGATATGATCCATCAGGAAGAGCAATAAATATGAATCCTCTTTACCAACCTAATATGCCTACAATGTATCCTAAACAAAATAATCCAAATATGATTCCTGTTAAAGACGCTGATGGTAATATTATAGAATACAGATCAATTACTCCTACAGATACACAAACTACAGAAACTGTAGTAGAAGAAACAACAACTCCTGTTGAAACAACAACAGATTACACACCTATACAAACTACAACTACTGAAGAAGAAGATATTTTTGCGCCTCTTCCAATGAAAAATGGTGGTAAAACAAAGAAAAAAATTGCAATGAATGGGTCAATAGTTAAAATGTATAAAACTATATAACCCACTTCATTATAGCAAATTAATTAATCACATTATGTAATATTGGAACATATAATATTTTCCATTACATTTGTTAAATAATATATACTTATGGCATCGTTTACAGACAATCCACAAGCTTTAGGAACCTTTAACCCTTATGTTCAGCAACTTCCTGTTGAAGCTATGGTTAAAGTTGGTATGCAAAAACAAGAGCAATACAACCAAGGAATACAAAAAATACAAACATCAATAGATAATATTGCTGGACTTGATATTGCTAAAGATTCAGATAAAGCTTATTTACAATCAAAAGTTAATGAGCTTGGAAACAATCTTAAGTTTGTAGCTGCTGGAGATTTCTCAGATTTCCAACTTGTTAATTCTGTAAATGGAATGACAAACCAACTTGTTAAAGATCCTAATGTTCAGAATGCTGTAAGCTCTACAGCTTGGCTTAGAAAGCAACAAGCAGAGATGGAGAAAGCTATATCAGAAGGAAAATCATCACAATCTAATATATATGATTTTAATGAAAAAGCAAATACATATTTATCGTCATCAACTTTAGGAGAAAAGTTTAATGGAAGATACACTCAATATACTGATGTAAAGAAAAAAGCAATGGAAGCTATTAAAGCTTTACATCCAAAAATGCAAGAATATGATATTCCTTTTGAAGTAGATGGTAATGGAAATGTTAATACCAAAAAAATAGCTGATGCTATGATTAAATATAAAATTGAAGGTATTGATGAAAAACAAATACAACAAGCTATCTATGCTAGTATGACTCCTGATGATTTAAATCAAATAAGAATTGATTCTAAGTATCAATTTAGAGGAGTTGATTCAACACAATTAGTTGGAGTTGCTCAAAACAATTATGATACTGGTGTAAAAGAAGCAAATGAAAATTTAGAGATTTTAAAAAACCTTAGAGCCATAACTACAGACCCTGCTAAAATTAGTCAAATAGATGATAGAATAAGCGATTATCAAGAACAATTAGGTAAAGATGGTCAACCAGGAAAATTAGCTGAAGAGCTAGCTAAAAACATAGAAGAAGCTAATAGTAATCCTGAAGAAGTAAAATATTCATTATATAAAAATAGTTTTATTAAAGAATTTGGAAATGCTTTTTCTTGGAAAAATGAAAGTAAAGAGTATGTAAAAAATCCACTAAAAGAACAAGAAAATTGGAGAGCTGAAATGAAACTTAAACAAGCAGAGTTTCAACAACAGAAATATGAGTTTGGTGTTAATATAGGAATGAAACGAGAAGAGTTAGCATTAAAAGCTGAAGAAAATGCTTTAAAGAAAGCAGAGCTTTATGGTATAGATGCTCCTTGGACTCCTTTAGGAAATGAGACAGATAATACATTAATGTCAATTCCTCATTTTAATGATCATTTAGATGGTGTAGCATCTACAATTGATAGTGCAAATTCTCAATTAATTAATGCTGGATATACTCAAAAAGAAGTAGATGCTATGTTAATTGAGTATGAAAAAAATCAAGGTGTTGCTGATGTGCCTGCTAAAGCAATTGGGATGTTACAAACATTATCAAAAAACAAAAATTATTTAAAAACATTAGAAACATTTCAAAAAGATTTAAAATCTAATGCAGAGAAAAAAGCTGGTATATCTGAAATTTTAATTAAAAATATTAAAGGAAGAGGCAACGTAAGTTTTACAACTGATAGAGGTCAAAAAATAACAATTACTCCTAAAGAACTTGTTGAAATTTTAGCATCTGAGAGAAAACAAACTGTACCATCAGGTGAAGGTACTACTGAACAAACATATATTGAACCAAATAAAAGTTTTAATGCAAATCAAAAAAAATATATTGAAGCTGTTTATGGTTTTAAAGGTGATTTAAATAATAATACTCGTTCAGCTTTAAATAATATTGTAAAGACTTTTAGACCTGCAGCAGCCCAAGTTAAAGAAGCTTATGAAAAAGCAGATGAAATATATCAAACTGAATTAGGCAAGAGATCAAATGCTTTTGTTCCTCAAATAAAAGCAGTTGCTAATCCTAAAGGAGAAGTTCCTCCAACTGTATTACCAGGATTAAACCAATTATTAATTGCTGCAAAAGAAAAAAATATAGCAGCTAATAGAGAATTTAATTTTGAAACTTCTTCAGGATATCTTACAGACAAACAAGTAAAAGATACAAGAGTTTATGTAAAGCAAAATGGAGAAAATTATGAAATTCAAATTAGAAATTTAAATGATAATGCAACTCCACAAGTATTAACAGTTAGTGCTAATGAGGTTAGAGATTATTTAGGAGCTAAATATGTAAATGAAAATACTCAAGCTTCTACAAGAATGGGATTAGGTTTAGGTAAATCAGATATACGTAATAAAAACATTGCACAAGAAGCTGAGTTCCAAAAATCATTTGGAAGTTTTCCTAACATAAGAAAATTAAAAATAGCTGCAAATTTAGAACAAGATATACAAAATCCAAACGCATATATTCCTACTATATACTTACAAAATAAAGATGGTAAATATATTTCTTTTGAATTATCAGGAAGTAATAAATTAGCAAGAGTTGATTATGCTTCTGCAAAACAAAATTTTGAAAATTTAGATGACAATACAGTACTTAAAGTATTGAAACAATATTATCCAAATTTTGATTTTTCAACAATACAACAATAAACCTTAATATAATTTTAATATTATGCCAGATTTTGACAAAGATTTAAATCCATTTTTATTAAATACAAATAAAAGTTTACCTATTCTTCCTAACCCTTCAAATGCTGCTCCTGATAATTATGAGCCAGTTGGTGGTGGTAGTTATGGAGATTTATCTGGAAAAGGTTTAGATCCTATATTTGGTAAGAGTGCTAAAGGTCCAGGTTTACTTCCTACAGTTAGTGCAAGTGATTTATATCAAAATAGAAGATATGATATTTATTCAGCAGATATTATTGATATAGAAAATCAAAGTGCTAATGCTCAATCACGAGCAACACAAGCTGTTAATGGTACATTAAAAGGTTTAAACTTAGCAGCTACAACAATAGCTGGTGGTTTTGGTATGTTGTATGGTGCAGTTAAATCTCCTTTTACAGGGAGACTTGCAGACATATGGGATAATGAAGTTATGCAAGGATTGGATAAATGGAATAATGAAGTAGATCAAAACTATCTTCCTAACTATTATTCAAACCAAGAAAAAAATGCTAAATGGTATTCTACAGATAACTGGTTTACTGCTAACTTTTTATTTGATAAACTAATTAAAAATTCTGGATTTGCTGTTGGAGCAATGGTTTCTGGTAATATTGCTAATGGAGTATTAGGAGCACTAGGTGCATCTGCAGGTAGAGGAGCTTTAGCTTTAGCTGGTGCAAGTGAAGCATCTCAAGCATTTAAAATCTTTACACCATTATTAAGAAATACAGCTAGAGCTTTTTCTCAAGCAAAAAATATTGAAGTAGCAGGTATTTTAGAAAAAGAATTATCTTCTATAGCAGATGTAACAGCAAGAACATCAAAAATTGCAGATCTTGCTAAAGCAACAAATAAAATTGCAGGCCTTAGTGATTACAGTAGAAGAACAGCTATTGCAGCATATTCATCTGCAGGAGAAGCTTCGTTTGAAGCTTTACAAACTTCTAATGAATATAGAAGTAATTTAATTGAAGAATATAAAAAAGCATATGGAGAAGAACCACAAGGTGAAGCATTAAAAAATATTAATGAAGAATCTGATAAAGTTGGTAAAACTTCTTTCTTAGGAAACATGGCTTTGTTAACTTTAACTGAATTTAAACAACTACCTTATTTAACTGGTTCTAGTTATTCTGCAAGTAAAAGAGCTGCAAATAATTTAGCAGGTAAAGTTGAAGATGTAGTATTAAAAGATGGTAAATATGTTTCTGCAATATCTGAACCTGTATCTGTATTAGGTAAAACATATAAAACAGCAAAAAGATATGGAACATATGTATTTGATCCAAAAGAAGCTGGACAAGAAATTGGACAATATGCTTTACAAGTTGGAACAAATAACTATTTTGAAAAATCTAAACAAAGTAATGATGCTAGTATATTAACTGATGGGTTTTTATATGGTATGTTTGGTGAAGATGAAAAAGGAAAAGAAGTTGGAGCGTTAGTATCAAAAGAAGGTATTGAAGGTGGTATACTAGGAGGTATTACTGGTGGTTTAATGCAAGCTAAATCTAACATTCAACAATCAAAACAAATAAAAACTAATACTGAATTATTTCTTAATAGTATTAATAATGCTCCTACATTTAAACAAGCTTTTCAAGAAAGGCTTGATTCTGCAAATAGAGGAATTGTTTTACAACAAGAACAACAAGATGCAGTTATTCAAGGGGATAAACTAAATGCAAAAGATTTAGACTTTGACATGCTTCATAACTATCTAGCTCCTCGTATTAAATATGGTAGAATGGATATGGTTATGGATGATTTTGCAGAACTAAAAACAATGGGATATTCTCCTGAAGGATTAAGTTCATTAGCAGACCAAGGTTTAGCAAACATTAATGACACTGTACAATCTTTTCAAAATAGAGTTAATAGGTTAGAATCAACAGCTAAAAATATTGATGAATTATATGCATCAACAAATTTAAGATTTTCAGGAGAAATTTTAAAAGATGAAAACGGTAATGAGTTTGTAGATGGAAATGGATTTAAAATTAAAAAGTATTCTCCATTAGTTATTGATAAAATAGTTTATGCTGCTAGTAAAATAACTGATTATGATTTACGTATTCCTGAATTATCTGCAAGACTTGTAAGAGCAAATGTTCCTGTTCAAGAAGTAGTTGATGATGAACTATCAAATGATACTTCAGTAAGCTTGGCTAAAGTTATATATAATATAGATCAACAAAAATCAGAAAGAATAGATACAGAGTTAGCTAAACAAGAACTAAAAGATGTAGTTGGGCTTTCAAAAAGAAGACAACAATTTATTAATGAGTATAATGATCTTATAGATAATCCTCAAAGTTATACATCTACTGGAGAAAAAGAAGAAGTTACACCTGAAGGAAAGAAGACAAGAACTACTACTCCAATAAATACTGATTATTTTTCTAAAAGTAGAAATAGATTTAAATCAGATAAAAGAAGTTATTCTGAAATTATAAATCAATATGGTGAAGGAGAACAAAGTAAATATGAAGTGCTCCAGAAGATTGTTGAGTCACCATATGCAACTGTTCTTGAAAAACAATTAGCATCATCATTCTTAAACTTTACAAGTAGAGATAGTAAGATTATATTAGGAGATAGAACACTCTCTACTCCTGGTAGATCTACTAGAGGCAAAGATGCTAACTCAGCATTGAGTAGAATTAATTATGAAGATTTTGCTTCAGATTATGAGAACACTGAAAACATGGTTTTAGAACATGTATTACTACATGAGATAGGACATGATTTAACTACGTATGCTTTATCAGATACAAATGGACAATTCTTTAAAGAGCTTGATCCATTATTTAAATTTGTACAAGAAACATTTAAGAATGACCCTGATAAGTATGCTGAAGCAGGATTGATTAAGAATGGAGAATACTATGCATTTAAAAATATATATGAGTTTGCAACAGAAGCTCTTTCTAATAGAGAGTTCCAAAGATATCTACAAACTGTTCCATTTAAAAATACACAAACTTCTACATGGGAAACATTTGTTAACTCATTAAAAACATTCTTTAGAAGATTGTTTGGTACAAATAATGAAAACTTATTAAATGAAACTATTGCTGTTATAACAAACAATATAGATGAAACATACAAAGCTGTAAAAGAAAAAAATATTGCTTTACAAAAAGAAGAACAAGCTTTACTTTCTACTAAAAATGAAGTGGATAGACAACAAGAAAAAGCAGAGCTTAACTCTGGAGAGATTGCTACACCTATACCATCAGAAACTACTACATCAGAAGCTATTGTAAAAGAAGATGAGAGTTTTTTAAAAACGTGGAAAGACTTTTTTATCTCAGGTACTAGTGAATCTGAGAATGCACAGAATAGAGCAAATGCACCACAACATGTTAAAAATTCTAGAGAGTTTCTAAACAACATAAAAAACTTTAAAAACTCAAACAGAATAGGAGCAATATTAGTTACATCAAATAATGAAGAAGCATTAGGACTTAAAGGTCTTACAGAACTTCAGTTTGGTAGACCAATAACTGCAGAAGATAAAATAAATGATGTTGACTTAGGTTTTGTTGCACAAGTGTTTGTAGAACATGAAAAAGGTAAAGCATACTTTGTAAATAAAGAAGGAGAACGTTTAGGAGAAGTTGGAAAACAAATTGATGTAAATCAAGCTATCTTTCAAGCTATGCCTACTACAGAACTATATTATACTTACACAGACCCTAAAACTGGACAAAGAGTTCCTAGATATAGAAAAGGTGAAAAAGACCTTCTTGCATCTGCAGCTGCTGGTTGGAGACAAGAAAGAGCTAAACTGTTTGCAAATAATACATCAGCACATAAAGTTTATAATATTGATGTTTCTAGAGGTATAGCTATTATTAATAAGATTAATGGTAAGTATGAAAGAAACCAAGTTGGGGGTATACTAATACCAGAATCAAAAATTTCTTCTAAAGCTGGATTATTACAAATAAACACTGCAGGATTTATATCTCATAAAGGAAGAAATGTATCCTTTAAAGAAAAGGGGTTAGTAATTCTTCAATATGAAGATGTATTAGAGATATTAAATAATAGTATATTAGGTAAAGAGAAAGCTAATACAATGTATCAAGTTATTAAAGCATTAGCTATTGATATACGTGAAAAATCTATATCTGGTAAACCATTAGATATAGATGTAAACTATTTAACATATTTACAAAATGTATTGTACTTACGTAAGAGTGGTAATACAACTCCAGGAAGTAACCAATTCTTTATTGATACGAATAAAAGAACCATCTCTATAGGAGGTGTAAACTATCCTATTATAGATATTGAAAACAAAGAAGCAGAGATAGTAAAGCAACTTACAAATACACATCATAATATTAATAGTAAAACTATAAAAGATCTTACTAATAAATTTTATGAATACACAGGAGAGAAAAATGCAGAAGGACAGCTTGTAGCTAGATATTGGAAAAACTACCAATCTTATTTATTATCATCTAAACTTCCTGATGGTAAAACATCTCGCTCTAGTGATAATACACCACTTACAACTAAAGTGGCTGCTCCTACACCAAGTGTTCCTTATTCATTTTCTCAGAAGTATGCTACATTAAATGATTTTGATCTTCCTATTATAAAACCAGCTCCTGTTGTACAGGCTGCTAAAGCTCCTGTTGTTCCAACAGAACCAGGTAAAATAGGAGAATACACAATGGATGGAACTACTACTAATACATATCAATTTTCAAGTGGCCCAGTTGAGTTTACAGGAACAGTTGATGCTGATGGTAACATATCTGTAGACTTAACAGTTAATGATACAATTACTAATGCTGCAACTAGTCCAGATATATTAGCTACAGTGGATGGAGTGTTACAAGCTATTGATAAATATAATGCTGAGGATAGTGATGAACAACGTGTTGTAACATTTGTTGGTGATAAACTTATTGCTGCATTAAAAGAAATACAAAACACACAACAAGTTGAGGAAGCTCCAGCTGTTGAAGTAATTGAAGAAGCTCCTACAGTTGTAGAAGAAATAAAAGAAGATGACTCAAGACCTTATGGATTTAAAAAAGGAGATAAAGTTCAATATATATTAGAAGTATATAACCAAAGAGAAGAACCTTTTAGAAGTCAAAATATTAAAGAAGGAGAAATAGAAGTTATTTCAGAAAAAACAAAATCTTATAGATTTAAAGATAACCCAGATTGGTACAAATTAAAAGGTAATATTTTTAAAATATTAAAAAATTATACTAAAGAAGAAGAATTAAAACAACAAACTCCTACAGCTGTAGAAGAAGCTAAACCTGCTACAGCTCCTGTTTCTGATAATAAAATTAAATTAGATAAGATAAAAAGTCTTGAAGACAAGCTTTCTACAATGTCAGCACCTGCATCTGGAGAATTTAAAGATTATCCTGCAGACTATTTTCAATATCTTAATTTAATATTTAGACCTGATTTCAAAGGTAATACATCAGAACAATTTGATTTATATTCTCTTAAAGGTCAAATATATCCAGGAGAATTATTTGATCCAAGCTTTAATAAAGTTATTGATGCTGTAAAAAATACAAATCAATATAAAGGAACTATTGATATATTAAATAAACAAACATCTTTAATAGAAAATATTACTCCTGAGACAAAAACAAATGCTATTGATATAACAGACACTGATCTACCTGATGATAATTACATGAGAGTAGGGGTTACAGCTCAAGAAGATGTAATGTCTGAGAGTGATATTCAAATATTAAAAGACTTTCAAGCTGAAAAACTTTCTGGTATACCAGTAGAAGTGTTAGAAGATCTTGTTGATACATTTGATGGTGAGAAAGCTTTTGGTGTATATGTTGAGGGTGTTGCTAAGTTCTACAAAGCTGGACCAAGAACAGTTGGGTATCATGAATTGTTTCACCCTATATATCAACACTTTTTAACAGTTGATGAAAGAACTGATCTTCAAGAAGAGTTTAGAAACAAACCTGGACAGTTTACAGATAGATCTTCTGGTAAAAAAATAGATTACGCTAATGCTACAGACCAACAGATAGAAGAAAGAATAGCTGATGACTTTGGTGAATTCAAAGTGGGACAACTTCCTGCTAGATCATTAAGTGAATTAGTACGTAACTTCTTTAGAAGAATCATAAACTTTTTTAAATCTATTAATTCTAATCCTTCATTGGCTAAAGACTTATTCAAAGCTATTGATGCTGGTAAGTATAAAGCTTTTACTATCTCTGAAGCACAAAAGAAAGGACCGCCTACATATAGTAGAATTCCTGGTATAACAGAAACGCAAGCTGCTGAATATGCAGAGGATATATTTTCACGTGCTGCTAATTATATATTTGGAAGTAACAAAGAATACATTTATGACTTACAACAAATTACAGGAGCTGAAATTTATAATTATATTAAACAAGCTTATGTAGCAGGTAATGTATATCAACAATTAGGAGAAGAACGTTTTAATGCTTTGTTTACACAAGGTAAACAATTGTTACGTACAATAGGTGTTGATTTTAATGAAGAAGATCTTGTAGATATTAATGATGAGAATGTAACTAGTGTAGGATATTCTCAAGAAGCTTTTACAACTGACTGGAAAAAAACTTCTCCATTTGCTATTAAATTAGTGGCAGCCACTTTACCACAAGTTAAACCTACTAATCAACAAAACAATAGTAGTTTAAAATTACCTGAAAGAGAAAAATCTTCTGTTGGTGGATTTAAATTAGTAAACTTCAGTAGAGTTTTTGCTACACTATTAGATAAAGTATCTAATACAACAAGAATTGATAAAGTAATTGATAAGTTAGTTGACTTAGCTGGATATGATGCTACATACGTTAGATTTTTTCAACGTATTGGAGGTTCTTACTCTGTTGATGAAAATGGAAATTTAGCAAAAGATATAAACTTTAGTAAATTTAAAACTGAAGACTGGAGATTGTTTATTAACTTCTATCAAACATTTACTAAACAAAAACCAAATGCTGTTATACAATATGTTGTAGGAAGTGAAGTGTACACTGCTCCTGCTAATCAGTTTACAATAACTAAACAAGTAGAACAGGATTGGTTTAGCCAAATGAGAGCATTAGCTAAAACTCGTAGTGGGTTTGTTATATTTAACAAAGATAGTAAAACATACCAAGTTAACACTGACTCAGAGTTATGGCCTAATAAACTTCCTAAAGGTCCTGAAGAGATGATTGATTTCCTAAAGAACTTAGGAATCACATTTAATATAGATGATTATTTAAAATTAAAATCAAACCAAAGAACAGAATTTAATGATTCTGTAGGTGAGATATATAACTATCTTCCACAAGCTAAAGATATTGGTACATTAGATGGTAAAACATTAAAGGTTAATAAACAAATAGCTAAGCTTGCAGAATTACAAGTTAAAGTGACCAATCCTAATCAGGAGAATACATTAATGGGAGTTGAAGGAAGTAAGAAACAAGTTTACTCTGATAATAATGCTCCTTCGTTTTTTGAAAACTCATTTAATGAATCAGAAACATTAGAAGAATTAAAAATAGCTAGACCTGAACTTAATGATGTATTTTCTAAAAATAGTATTATTCTTAAAGAAGGTGGTTTCTTTTTTAATGATGAAGGAAATAGATTTAAGATGATTAAAGTTTCTTACATTGATGGTAAGAAAGTTATTGAGACAAACAAAGGAACCTCTACAAGTAAGCTAACTAAAGGAGAAAGATTTTCACAAGAAATTAATCAAAACATTAATGGAGATTATTACATTCTTATTCCAGCAGATGGTGCTACAGAATGGATGATGAACCTTGGTAATAGTATATCTTATGAAAATGTAGTGGGGGGTAGAGCTTGGGATGAAATATTTGATACATTCAAAGGCTATTTGAATGATGATATTGCATTAGCACGTGATTGGAAAAATAGAAGTAGTCTTAAAAATATTGGAACAAAAGCAAAAGAGTTACGTTTCTTTAAAGAAATATTAGAAGATTATGCTCCAAAACAATTAGAAGAACTTACTATAATGATTGAAGACGAAGCTACAACAGATGCTGAGTTTGATGATTACATTGCTAAAAATAGCAAAGCTATTGATGATGCTGTTCGTAAGTCTATTGAAGACATTGTAAAAGATACTAAAAATATTCTATTAAAAACAGGTGAAGTTGTAAGTGGAATTAAAGATAAAAATGATTCTGAAAACATGTTTGTTTATACTAGACTTGATAGCAATTTTGCTATGAAATCAGGTATTAATAAATTTAAAATGTCTGAAACACAGTTTGATAATCTATTAACATTTATAAATGCAAATAGTTTTATAAATAATATTGAGTTACATAAAATACTTTTTGGGGATCCTTATCAGTTTAAAATAAAAGATGGTATACTTGATGAACCAAAAAGAGTAAAATCATTTTTATCTCCAAGAAGAACAACATTTAATAGTTCAGAGTTTAATGAATTTTTAAATGACACTAACATAGTAAATGGTATTGAATTAACACCAGATGATTATGGGTATCATGAACACAAAGATTATGCTTCTACAGTTACATTAAAAGATGTTGAACTTGATACAGTTAGATATGAAGGTGTTAATGAAGCAGATGCTTTTTCTTTAATATCAGATGTAGCTTACAGAGAGGTTAAGAATAAAAATGGACAATGGTCAGAGAATGCTGAAGCATGGCATCAATGGGAAATGGCTTTTACTAGAAGTGAACTATCTAAAAAAGGAGTGTACAATTATTCTAGTAAAGCATTAAAACTTGCTGATGAAAAAGCATTATTGGAACCACAACCTGAACATGTAATTGATATTACTAAACCAATTGTATCTGGTAGTCAATATGGTGAGAATGAAATAAAACTTGTACTAGATAAAACTTCTCAAATGCCTCTATACTACAGTGCAGTGGCAGGAACAAATCTTGAGAAATTGTATATCAAAATGTTTAAAGAAAGAATTGATTATGCAATATTTGAATCAGGTAGAAAAGTTGGTATTGAAAAAGCACATAGTCTTTACAACCAAGATGGAACGTTTAATGATGCTGAGTTTGCTGGAGATACTAAAGTGTTAGTACCATGGAGTATTAATGGTATTCAAGTTGAAACTTCATATGAAGGTGGTGGAGAACAAACAAGAGGTTCTCAACCTACAAAGATTGTAACATTAGATATGTTTGATAATGGTGAAGAAACAATGGAAGGAGCAAAAGAAGCTTTTGAAGCTTATAACAGAGCTCTTAAAGATCTTGATGATAACGCATATATAGAACTTCTTTCTAAGTTTGGTGTGGAAGATCTTGGTATGGGTGAATTTGAATTACTAGACCCAGCAATTATTTCAAAAACTCTTGAGCATGAATTGTTTAGAAGACAACTTTCTAACAATGCTAAAAACACAATTTTATTAGATGAGAATGGAGAGTTTAGAATGCCATTTGAATCATCTCCTGCGTACAAACAAATTAAAGATGTTGTGTATTCAATGGTTAATAAATCATTAGTTTCTCCTAAAATGAATGGAGGAGGTTATACACAAGCTGCTGTTACTGGATGGGAGAATGCTGAAAAAGGAAGAGGTATTGCTATCAAAGATAAAAATGGATATAAAGAAATATCTAGAAAAGAATACGAAGCTTTACCTGCAGATCAAAAAAAGAAAGTGGTTCTTACAAGTAATAAACTTCATTTCCCTACAAAAGAAGATCCTTATATGGAAGTATTACTTCCTAACTGGATGAAAAAATCACTTAAAGGTAAATTTTCTAATGATGCAGACCTTATTAAAGAATTAAACAAACCTGAGAATCAAGGAATTTTAAAAGGTATTGCATTTCGTATTCCAGCACAAGCTATGTCTTCTATGGCTGCTATTAGAGTGGCAGGATTTTTACCAGACTATATGGGTAAAACTGTTATTGTTCCTTCAGAGATTACATCTCAAGCAGGATCAGATTTTGATATTGATAAATTAAACATGTATCTTAAGTCTGTATATGTAGATGAGAATGGAAAACTTCATGCAGTTGATTATAAAGGATCTGAGAAAGCTACCAAAGACTTCTATGGTAAAGTGTATGACAATACAATTAAAAAGAGTATTGAAAAAATAGCTAATAGTAATGAATTTAGAAAAGAACTACTTGATGTATTAAATGCATTTGAACAAACAGATGTAGTAGTGTCTAAAGAACAAAGAATTTTCTATAAGTTAAATGAAGATATTATTAATGAGATAACTTCTCAAGCTGATGAACTAGAAACATTACCATCAGAATATATAACTAATCAAATTACAGCTCTTTCTCAAAAAACAGAAAAACTTGACTCTAAGTTATTAAACGAAGAGATGAAAGATAAGTATGTTAAGACTATGTACAAGAAAGCTCTTGAGAATAGATACTTCGATGCTTTTGAAAAACTTATCACCTTACCTGGAAACTATGAAAACTTAATCACTCCTATTGGAGATGCTGGTTTAAAAGATGTATCTAAGGAGTTAGATGTTATGAGAAAGGATGATGAGACATTTATTAAAAATAGAATGGTTAATAGAAACTATCTTACAAATCTAAGACATGCATTTCTTACTGGTAAAAGATGGGTTGGTATTGCTGCTGTAAATATTACAGGTCATGCTCTTGCACAAAGAATGCAATTGGTTATGGATATTGATAGTGTTAAAAATAAACTTTCTGCTAATGATAGAAATATGTTAGGGGATGGTGTAATCAATCTTCCCCATAATAAAATTAATGGAAAAACATCTCTTTCTGGAACAAAGACAGCTGATGGATTATTTCAATCAATATCTAACAGACTTTCAGGATATGCAACTGCTGTAGTGGATATATCAAAAGATCCATTTATTATGAAAATTATTAAATCTGATACAGCTATTGGAACATTTATGTTTTTAGAAAGAATTGGTGCAGGACAAAATACAATATGGTTTATGAACCAACCAATTATTTCTGAATACTTAGACATGCTTGAAACTAAAGGAAGTACATTTTTATATAATCCAAAAAATATAAATCAAATACGAGCTAAATTTGGTTTATCTAAAGCAGGAACTAGAGGTACAGAAAAAGAATCATTTGATGTTAATAATTTAAAATCTAATATTGAAAATTATGCTGACAATAATAATAAAATGTCAACTAAACAACAAAATGAAGAGCAAGGAGCTATACTAAAAGAGTTCTTGAAGTATTCTAAGATGGCTGAATTTAATTTTAAATTTACACAAGCTACAAACTATGATACTACTAAGTTTAAAAACTCTGATACATTCCATAAGAAAACAACTAAAACAACTCTTGCAAGAGAAACAAATATATTTTCTTCTATAGATAAGCTTTTAGATTCAAGTTCAATTGGTAATCAAAAAAGATTGATAGATTTAGCTATGAAAGCAGTTGGTTCATTTATTAAACTTGAACAAGAACAATTTATCAATACTACTAACAAAGTGTTGAGATCATTTGAAGAACAAGAATTTATAAAAGATGATGACTTCTCTAAGATTGCTAGTAAAGCTAAAGCTTCATTCCTTGATTTCATTGTACAAACTAAATCTGGACTTAATACAGAGATACTAGAATTAACAACAGGAGATAATTCCATTACTGAACAATTAGCAAAAGCTAAATTAAAGTATCCTGGCATGAGATTATTACAAGATCTTGTACCAGAAGAATCTAAAAAAGTTGATGGCGCACAAACTATTAAGCTTAAAGTGAATGTAAAAGAAGCATATGATGAAAATTTATATGTAGAGATGATGAGAGAACTACGTGAGGTAGAACCTGAGTTATATAATAATATTGTTAAAGTGGCTATCTTACAAGGAACTTATCAATCTCCTGTATCTATTAATAATATTGTTCCTTTAGAAGACTATTCTAAAAAAATTAAACCTATTATTGATACCCTAGTAAGTGATGTTAATATAGAGTACTTTGCTAAAGGTTCTTTCCAAAAGAACAATTGGAAAGATGAATTAATAGTTCCTACAGTTACACCTAGATTTTATTTTGAAAGAGATGAAAACTTTGAAGAGGTAGAAGAATATGTTGGAGAAGACCCTTATGGAAATGATGTTTATTTATATAAAGTATCTCCATTTTTAGATATGTTTGATGGAGAAGATCTTGAACAAAAAAGAATGATATTAACTTTAAGCCCAATCTATGATGCTCGTAATGGTGCTAATAATGATTTTGTAAAAGTACCTAGAGTTATAGTAAACAAAAGAGGACAAAATGTAAATATTGTTACTGGTAAAACTATAAGCTCACAAGCAATGAGAGCTGTAAGAATGCGTGGGGATACATCTTTAACTGATGTATTTGGTTATCAAAAAGTGAGATACTCAAATGGTGTTCCTGTAACAACTTCTAAAGGTGATTTTGTATACAAGTTAGTTAACTTACTTGGAGATGGTAACTTAGTTTCTGAATATTATTTAGATGGAAGAAAATCAGTTCTTAATAATGGTACAGTGAAGGTTGAAAATGAAATTCCTGATTCAGACATTATTGCTTTTTATGGTGGAGAAATTTCAGAGGAAGTTGTATCTTTACCATCAGAAGAAATTGTTGATGAAGAAATAGAAGTAGAAGTAGAAGTAGAAATAGAATACACTCCAGAAGAACAATTACAATTTAAGATAGATGATGTTACTAGAAGAATAGCTGAGTTAGAACAATTACAAGAAGGTCTTGCTGAGAGTAACTTAGAAACAATTATATTAAATAATCTACCTAAGATAACTCCTGTGTCTGCTAAAAAAGAAACTGGTGCTAAAGTAGGAACTAAATCAGACATCAGTCCTTCTTTATTAAGTGGTAATGGTGTGACTGTAGATCAAGCTGCTCATAATATTTGGGAAGATTATTTTACAGATACAGGAATTGATAGTCAAGACGTAAGAAACATTATTATTGATATATTATCTTCAGGAAGTAAAGCAAATTACCAATCTCAACTTGCTACATCTGGTGAAATGGCTAAATTAAAAGAAGAGTTGAGAGATTTGAAAACAGATCTTTCTGAATTACAAAAAGGTAAACCTAAAGTAAAAACACTTAAACCTATACCAGGACAACTAGATCTATTTGCAGAAGAGGACAACTCTTGGAAAGACGAAGATAATAATGATTCTTGTGTACCATTTTAATAAATAAACTATGGCAAATTGCAACGATAAGAAAAAGTTTAAAACATCAGAGGCCTCAACTAAATCTTGGTTGAGGACCAATGGTATTATTGATGAATTTCTTAAAATACTTGATTACAATAAATTTGTAAAAAGCAATAAAGAACTATCTGATGTTGCTACAGAGAAGTATGGAACTAAAGGTAAGTTGTTTTATGAAGAAGATGGTAAAGCTATCCCTAATAAGACAGCATTCAAACAGATAGATAATGCCAAAGGAATCTTTTATCAATTGAATGAAGGTCCTATACCATCTACTGCTTCTCCTAAAACAATAGCAATGGTTAATGATTTTCTTACACGTATTGGTGTAGATACAGAGACCATAAAAAATGTTATTGTTGATGGTGTTAAACAAACTGCTGCTGGAGCTGCATTAGTTACACAAAAACTTATTCAAGTAGTAGAAGGTAAAGAAGCACAATCTCTTCCTGAAGAAGCTATGCACTTTGCTGTAGCTATTATTAAACAAACTAATCCAGCTCTATACAAAAAGTTAATGAGTGAGATTAATAATTATGCCATTCTTAATGAGGTGTTTGCTACATATGGTCAGAACCCTATTTATCAAACTAAAGATGGAAAACCTGATGTAATAATGCTTAAAGAAGAAGCTATTGCAAAAGTGTTAGCAGAAACAATTATTAAGAACAATGAAGGGTCATTAGAGAAACCAGAGAACATTGCTAAGATACAAGACTTATGGGATAAGATTGTTAACTTTCTAAAAAACATATTTACTAAATCAGGTTTTGACCAGTTGTCTATGGATATTATGACTGGTAAAATAATTGGTACAGCAGAAGATATTAGAGAAGAAGAAGGTAAAACTTTTCTTCAACTAGATCCTCAAGAAGCAATTATTAATAGAATTAGTGAAGTATCAAAAAGTATAGAAAAACCTACTGAAGGTGGGTATAAAATTAATGGTAAAGTAATTCCTAGAGTTTCTGATTTAATTTCAGATTGGTATGAAAGAACATTTAAAAATGGTGATATAAATAAAACAGAATATCAACAATCAGTTTTTGATTTAAAAGCTGAAAAAGGAACAGCAGGACATGCTGATCTTGAATATGCATTTTCTTTATTTGTAGATGAGGATGGATTATTAAGAGATACTCCATTAGATGATGTTGGATATGTATCTAGAATCAATCCTAACAACAGAGATATGTATGAAAAGCTTAGAGACAATTTGAAAGATCGTCTTAAGTCTTTTCCAACAAATACAAAATTTATGTCTGAGGTTACAATTTATAATCCTAAAGCAAATCGTGCTGGTACTGTAGATTTTTTAGCTATTACAAAAACAGGAGATGTAAATATTCTTGACTGGAAATTTATGGATCTTGATGTTGATAAATATACTGATATTCCTTGGTATAAAAATACTGCTTGGAATATGCAAATGGATCAATATAGAGCCATTTTACAGAATGCTTATGGTGTAAAAGGAGAGAAGTTCAAACAAACTAGAATGATTCCTATAAAAGCTTTATATTCAAAAGGTAATGCAAAAGAAAATATTCTTCCAGAACTTCTTAATATAAAAATTGGAGATGTTAATGTTAAAAACATTAAAGAAGATTACTTACTTCCTGTTCCAATTAAAAATGAGAAAACTGGCAAAAGAAAAATAGATGAGTTATTAAAAGACCTTAATAAACTATATACCAAACTTTCTGATAAAAAAGTTCCTGAGTCTGAAAAACTAAACAAAGATGAATTACTAAATTCATTATTCTATTCTATAAGACAATTACAGGTTAAAGAAAATATTCAACCTTTAGTTAGACAAGCTCAATTGTTAAACAAAAGTATTGATAAACTTATAGAAAGATACAACGAAAAGTTTTTTGAGCAAGATGCTAAATCATTTAGTGATAAAGAAGTTAATGACTTTGCTAAAGAAATTACAGATGCACAATATGCAATTGGAATTTATACAGATTTATATTCTGAACTAAAAGGACTTTTAGGAGATAGTAAAGAAGATGAAGAACTTAAAAAAGAATTAAGTAGTACATCTGAAAATGCAAAAAACTTAGAAGATGATCTAGAAGCAATACTAGAAGAATATACAGAAAAGATAATTGCTAAAAGAGAAGATATAGATAATTTTCTTGCTCCAGAAAAAATAATTAAAGGAGTAACTAAATTATTTGCTTCTACAGCTACTCTACAAAGTAAAGCTATTCAATTTTTATATAAAAAAGCTAACAGAGCATTTGCATATTCTTCAATGGATACTTTAAACGAGAGTAAAAAACTTGAAGAATTAAAAAATAAATTTGAAAACTGGGCTAAAGGAAAGGGATTATCATATAATAACTATTTTAATATTCTTAAGAAAAAAGATTCAAATGAACTTATAGATGAATATAATCCTGATTTCTATAGTGACTTAAAAACTAAAACTAAAAAAGAGTTAGAAAGTTTTCCAGATGATAGAGATAGTTCTTGGATAAGAGATAATATTGACGTAGCTGCTTATAATGAACACTTAAAAGAAAAGCTTCAAGAAGAAATAGAAAGAATTAAAAATAAACCAAGACTTTTAACATCTCAAGAAGCTGAAGACTTAGCAAATGGTAAACTTCCTAATGAAGTAATGATAGAGATATATAAAGCTAAGAATTTATATAACACTTCAACTGCTACTTCATCTGGATGGTTTATATATAATGAAACTAAAAAGTTTCCTAATAAAGATAAGTGGACATCTAAAGAATGGATAGAGCTAAATAAACCAGAAAATGCTCCTGCTAAAGATTTCTATAATTATATTATAGAAAAGAATAATGAGTATGCAGATCTTGGATACATTAATAAAAGATTTGCTAGAACTTTTCTACCTTTTATTAGAAAGAACTTAGTAGAAAAGCTAATCACTGGAGGACAAGTTAAACTTGGGCAACAATTCTTTACAGATATATCTGTAGATGAAGGTGATATAGGATATGGACAGATAGATCCTGATACAGGAAAGGTTGTAAATAAAATACCTAAGTATTTTACTAGAGAGCTAGACCAAGAAGTGTCTACAGATTTATTTAGAACCATGGCTTTTTATAATGAAGCTGCACTTAGATATAAATATTTAAGTGAGATAGAAGATCAAGTAATAGCTATTGTTAATGTTGAAAAGAACAAGACATCTATTTCTACATCTTTGTTTGGAAGAACAGAATATATTGATGGTGTGTTACAGTACACTGAAACTAAAGGAGACAACGCTAAGCTTGTAGAAGATATGATGAAAGCAATTATCTATGGACAAAAGTTTGTAGATAATCAAGCATTTGATCAACTCTTATTCAAAATGGGAACTTGGGGTGAAACATTAAATAAAAAACTTGGTGTAGATATATTTCCTAAAGATATATCTGAAAGACAATTAAGTGTTAATAAATTCATTAACCAAATGAATAACACTTTTCAAATTACAACATTAGGATTAAATGTTCTTTCTGCTACTTCCAACTTCTTTGGAGGTAATGCACAGTCATTAATTAACTCTGGTAAGTATTTTACTAAGAAAGATTATCTAGCTGCTGAGTTACTAACATTTACAAAAAAACTTGGTGGAACAGATCAAAAAAAACTTATTGGTGCATTAGAATATTTTCTTCCTTTAACAGATAACTACAATAGAGAGATAGCTAAAAAGCTTTCTTTGAATACAATGACACAAGAAAGTCTTCAAGACTTTTTAATGATATTAATGAGGGAAACTGATTTAAATGTACAAACAACAAACTTCTTTGCTTTTCTTAAAAATTCAATTGTACAAGATGGTGAAGTAATTAATGCTAGAGAATATCTCAGAACTCTTCCTGAGTATCAAGAAAAATATAAAGGATCTGTAGCAGATAGAAAGGCTTATGAAGAAAGATTTGATGAAGAAGTTAAAAGACTTATTGAAGAAAAAGGAGTGTTAAAACTTGGAGAGGTTATTGATAATAAGTTTGTAATACCTGGTGTAGATCAAAAGTCTAATTCTGTTGTAGAACTTAGAAGAAAAGTACAACAAGTATCTAAAGATGCACTAGGTAATCTATCTGAAGATGATGTTAGAATGATTAACATGAGTGTATATGGAAAATCATTCATGGTATTTAAAAACTGGATACCTAGACTTGTAGATGTACGTATGGGTGGTTTGAAATTTAATTCTGCTTCTGATGCATATGAATGGGGAAGAACTAGAATGGTGATGAAAGTTCTAACAGATGAATTTAGTCTTACTAATCCTGTTTCAGGATTAGGTAAATTATATAACTCACTAACTGGTAATGAAAAAGGAGTAGAGTATATGATAAAAATGTTTGAAAAGAAAAAAAATGAGTATGAGTCTGAAACAGGTAAAACACTTGAAATGACTGAAGCTGAATTTATAGATCTTGCAAGACAAAATATTAAATCTCAAATGGTTGATGCTATATTCTTAGCATCAGTATTTATGTTAATAGCTTTACTTAAAGCTAATGAACCAGATGATGATGAAGATCCCCTTGTTAAAAATAGATATAAATTTTACATGAAAGCTACTGATAAGTTTAAAGGAGAGCTTATGTACTTTTATGATCCTACAAGTGGAATAGATCTTATATCACAAGGAGTGTTTCCATCTGCTGCATTAATAACTAACTTTGGTAAACTAATAAGCAATTTTAGAAAAGAAATGTGGGCATTAGGTACAGGAGATGAAGAACTTGCTGATAAAACATATGTGATTAAATACCTTATGAAATCTTTTCCTTTCTCTAATCAAATGACAGGGCTTCTTCCAATGTTTTATCCAGCACTTGCAAAAGATTTAGGCATTAAAGTTCAATCAAATTATGGTATTAGATAGTACACAAAGATAAAATAATCTTATGCTATATTATCCCTTTCATCTTTTATTATTACTATGTAATTCTTAATTATATTGTATATTTTTGTGTAAAACAAATTTTAATTAAAAACTTTAATACAAAATGTCTATAACAGGTCAATGGCTAGCAGAAAATTTTATGATTCTATCTACAATAGGATCAATTTTAACAGGAATTGTAGGATGGATTTTAGGGGGTAAACAAGCAAAAGCACAAGAATTAAAAAAAGGAGACGTAGAAATTGAATCAGCAGAAGTTGATTACGCAGCTAAAGTTAGAGAGTTGTATGACAATCTAAATGCTAAATTAGTTCAGGAAAATGAAAATCTAAAATCTGATAAAGATGCTATTGTAGCAGAGTTCAAATCTGAAAAGGAATACTTTAGAGCACAAGTAGATGCTTTGCGTATACAATTATCTGAAATGCAAGGACAATTTAATATAATTCAACTCGCGTATGCAAAGGAGGTAGAACAGTCGCAAAACTGGGAAAAGCTACATAGAGAACTTACAGACAAATATAATATGTTGGCTAAAGACCACGAAGACTTAAAAAGTTTATATAGTAAATTAAAAGATGATTTTGATAAACATAAAAAATCAGCAAAATAAATGGTAACAAGTAAGCAATGTTTTGATAAATGGGGAGACCCATTAACTACTCACGATGAGGGAACCTATATGGTTATGTGGGATGTTCCAAGTAATTTGGAGATTGGTGTAATACCTAAAAAACTTTATTGTAATAAAGCAATGGTGGGTCCATTAACTAAAGCATTTACAAGTCTTATTAAAACTGGGTTTGTTAGAGAATTAAAAACTTGGGATGGTTGTTTTAATATAAGAAAGAAAAGAGGTCTTACAAGTCATTCATTACATTCTTGGGGAATAGCTATTGATGTAAATGCATTTGAGAATGGATTAAATCAAACTCCTAAATTATCAGCAGGATTTGTTAAATGTTTTACTGATGCTGGTTTTGACTGGGGTGGAACTTGGGCTCGAAAAGATGGTATGCATTTTCAATTAAGCAAAATATGAAAATATTAGAAAAATTTAGTTTAATTCCTTCTAAAGTAAAAGACTATATATTAATAGGACTAATTGTTTCTATTGTTATAATTGTTATTGTTATGTCTATTAATAACTTTAATGATGTAAGAAGACAAATAAAAATAGAAAAAACAAAGAATGAATTGGTAGATACAAAAATACAAGTGGAGCAAGACAAAAAAGCATTAGAAGATAATGTTAAGGCTCATGATAGTTTTATTCAAACCACTGTTAAAGAGATTAAAAACATTACAAAAATAAAACCTAAAAGAATTAAATATGAAAAAATTAAAGTTAGGGATACTAGTTATGATGCTATGCGTAGGGTGCTTGACACTGCACAGCCAAACTAAAGATTTAAATTCTCCAGAAAGAGTTGAGGCTTTATATAAAATAACTATTCAACATAAAGAACTTACAAAACAAGTTCAAGATTGTCAGAATAGATATAATGCAGAAATGCAAGAATTCGAAAACAAATATAAACAAATACATAGCTTAGCAGTAGCTTTAGGCGAAGAATCTAGTGCTTTTGTTGATCATAATTTAGACTTGCAAGCTGGTTTATTAGGCTCTTTAAAAAAACAAGAAGAGCAAGAAGTTAAACTAGCTAAACTAGAAGCTAAGAATAAGAAAAGATTTGGAATAGGAATATATGGGGGGTATGATGTAATAAACACTCAACCTTCTGCAGGGATTAGTTTTCATTATACATTAATACGTTTATTTTAATACAATGGCAAAATTAACCAACACAGTAGAGAAAAAAGTAACACCAAACGTTAGTCGTCCAGGTATACACTCTAAAGCAAAAACATCTAGTTTAAAAACTAGTAAAAATTATAAGAAAGCGTATAGATCACAAGGCAGAGTATAATGAATATAGTATATCAAGGAAAGATTGCTTTAGATGGTAGTACAAGAATTAATTGTACAACTACATCTATGGTCGTTTCTTTAATTATATTAAATAATATAGATAATAATTACACTGTAACAGTTAATAGATTTGAAACTGGACCTGGTATACATGAGGTTCCTATATATAAATTTGATTTAGATGCTGGAGATTCTGTAAGAGATACAACTATTTATACATTATCTCAAGGTGATTATATTCGCTTAGAGTCTACACAGCTTGATACAACATATTATATTTCAGCAGAAACAACATGATACAAGTTTATGATAAGTATGGAAAGATAAAATCTTCAGGACTTCCTGGGTCAGGTACTGTTACAAGTTTTTCAGCAGGTGATTTATCTCCAATATTCACTTCTACAGTAACTTCTCCTACAAGCACTCCTAATATTTCCTTCTCTAAGATATCACAAGCACAAAATTTATTTTATGCTAGTCCTAATGGTTCTTCAGGGCTTCCAACATTTAGAGCTTTAGTAGCAGCAGATATTCCTACATTAACAAATTATGTACCTACTAGTAGAACATTAACTATTAATGGTGTTACATATGACCTTTCTTCAGATAGAAGCTGGACAGTAACAGCTTCTGGAGCTACATGGGGAAGTATTACAGGAACAATAACATCCCAAACAGATTTAATTACATACCTATCTACTAATTATTTTCCTATTCCTACAGGAACTGTTTCTCAATATATTAGGGGGGATGGTAGTTTAGCCACATTTCCTGCAACAAGTGGGGGAGGAGGAGCTTCTATATCTTTTTATCTTAATGGTTCAGTTTCACAAGGTACATTTGGAGGAGTTGCATTTAAAGAAATGGATAGAACGCCAATTTTAGGTGCGGGTACTAATTTTACAATAAATACAAATGGATATATTGAGTCTTTTATAACTGATGCAGGAGTACCTAATTTATTAGAGATACCTGGAGGTAATTGGAATTTTGAAACTTATTTTAGTGCTTCAAGTGGTGGAGGTTCACCATCATTTTACGTTGAGTTATACAAATGGGATGGTGCAACTTTATCTTTAATAGCAAGTAGTTCTACAACTCCAGAGAATATAACAGGAGGCACAAGTATAGATTTATATGTTAGTGCTTTAGCAGTCCCACAAACTACTTTATTAGCAACTGATAGATTAGCAGTAAGAATATGGGTTAATAATAGTGGAAGAACTATTACACTTCATACAGAGGACAATAATCTTTGTCAAGTAATAACAACATTTTCAACTGGTTTAACTGCATTAAATGGACTTACAGCACAAGTACAAAATTTAGCAGTAGGTACAACAGGAACTGATTTTGCTATTAACTCTACTACATCAACACATACATTTAATTTACCAACAGCTTCTGCAACTAATAGAGGAGCTTTAAGTTCAGCAGATTGGATTGCTTTTAGTAATAGGAAAAGACAAATTGTAAATGATACTACTTCAGTAACCACAACTGGAGTTGCTGTAGCTACTCTAGTAAAAACTTATGAAATAACAACAGGCACTTTACCTATAAGTGGTTTTTTAGATATTTTTATGTATTTAACAAGGTCTGGGGCAACATCAGGTGCGTATACATTATCAATAAGTGTAAATAGTGTAAATAATTTTGCAACATCTACATTTATTGCTGGATTATCAACACCAGGGAACTTTGTACAAACACTACCACTAAAAGCAAAACTTGTATTAAAGAGTGGCACAATAACAGGAGCAAATATAGCACAATCAACAGGTGATAATTATCTTAACATGACAAGCGTACCTACACCAGTGACTTGTAATAACACAGCAGGGTCAGTTTGGTTTTTTGTATATGTAACACCATCAAGTTCAGGACAATCTTGGACATTACAAGGAGTAGAAATAACTATATAAATGAAAACAATATTAGAAACAAACACAGGGAAGGTTCTTTTTGCTGTAGTAGATGATTATGAATTACAAGATAATCAGATATCGATAGAGTCTTTATTAACTGAAAGCTTTGTTAATCCCTTTTGGAATTTTGAGACTCAGGTATTTTATGAAGGTGCAACAACTCAAGAAATAAATGATATCAGAATACCACAAGCTCTTGAGATAGATTTATATTATACAGGTCTTATCTCAGACCTTTTAAGAAAACATGTTGAAAAGAAAATACTCAGAGGCATTGATATACCACAAGCAGTAGAGGAAGAAGTAAATAGACTTAGAGCAGAGTGTAATCAGAAGATTATGGATTTAGGAATAACAAACTTTGCATACAGACAATCAAATTTAAGATTATGAAAAAACTTTTATCAATTTTGTTTCTATTAAATGCGTTAATATTAACATCTCAAACTGTAACTTATCAACCAAGTAATACAGTTATTTCAAATCCTGAAAAAGGATTTTATCATTATACATCAACTGGCTCTTCTGGAGGATATAATCTAGTAAACCAATCTACAATAGCTGGTTATAGAACAAATGAAAATATCACAGTAATACAAAGACAATTCTTTCTACGAGACTTTATTACTGGTATTCCAATCACTTCTACATATCTAACTAATATGCAAACTGATTTTAACAGAATCAGAAATGCAGGAACTAAAGTGATAGTTAGATTTACATATACATCGTCAAGTTCTTATACAGTATTTCAGCCTACAAAAGCGCAAATACTTGCACACATTGCACAACTTGCACCTGTAGTGAACGCTAACAAAGATGTTATTGTAGCTATTCAAGCAGGGTTTATTGGCAAGTATGGGGAGTGGTACTACACAGGAAGTAATGAGTTTGGTAATGGAAATTACACTATATTAACTACAACTCAATGGAATAATAGAAAAGAAGTAATGGATAGAATGGTTAGTTCATTTGATGCTACTATTCCATTACAATTAAGATATGTTTTTGCAAAACAAAAAATGTATGGAAATACTTTTGTAGGTAGAATAGGATTTTACAATGATAGTTTCTTAGGAACTTATGGTGATTCAGGAACATTTAATGTTAGTTCAAAATATGGTACACCAACTGCTGCAGACCTAACCTACTGGCAAAATGCTACAATAAATAATCCTGTTACTGGAGAAACTAATATGGTTAATTCTCCAAGAACAGATTGTTCTAATACTCTACTAGAGATGGATAGATACAATTGGAGTTTAATTAACAAAGATTATTTTCCAACTGTAATTACAGCATGGCAAACTAATGGATGCTTTACAACAATACAAAAAAGTATTGGATATGATTTTAGACTTAATAGTTCAAATATAACTAATGGGGTTCTAACTATTAATATTGGAAATTATGGGTATGCCAATGTGTTTAAAGATAGAAAAGCATTTTTAATATGTAAAAATACAACCACCAATGTTAATTATTCTTTTGTGATTGATAATAACATTAAGAATATAAGAACTACAAATTATACAATCACTACTAACCTAGCATCCCTAGGATTACCAGTAGGAACTTATAAATTATTTCTAAATCTTCCAGATCCATTCATTAGTAACAAACTTTATTCAATTCAAACTTCTAATCTAAACACATGGACAACAGAAGGGTTTAACGATTTACAACAAACCTTTACAGTTAACAGTTTAAATATAATTGGTAAAAGGATTGTAATACAAGATGAAGAAATTACAGAAGTTAAAATATACAATTTTACTGGATCATTAATTTCAACAAATTTGGATTTATCAGATCTACCCGAAGGAATGTATATTGTAGTTGCTAAAACAAGAACAAATAAAATTATAACTAAAAAAATACACTTATGAAATTTCAATTTCCAGATTTAGATATAATGGGTCATTTTAAATCAATATCAATTGATTTAGATAACTTAGAAGTAATAAAACAAAGAGGGTGGCACAAACATATTCCTTTAGGAATATTAGCTTATATAGCCACTTATATTGTAGTATCATTAATACCAGGAAGTATTTCATTTTTTCCTAAACATGTTATTACCACTTTCTTAGTATTTGTAGGGTGTATGACATTTGAGTGGGCCCAAAAAGGTAAAAGATTTATTGATGAATCTGAAAGATTTGAAAGTAATAAGGATGCTATTGTAAGTACTCCAACATTATTGCTAATAATTTTAGTTTTAAAACTAATAAAAGTAATTAAATAATTTTATATATTTGTATAATTAAAATAAATTCACTATGGCATCAGTATCAAGATTTATAGGTTGGTCACAAGAAGCAAACTTATTATATCAAATATTAAAACAAGTTACACGACTAACAGCTGTTATATTTAGTCTTAAACCTAAATATAAAGTTTATTCAGCTTTATTAGAACAACAAATAGATGGTACAGTTAGTGTTATTGCTGAGTTTGATAATACAGTGGGAGTTGCAGATTTTACAGGCAGTACTTTAGGAGATATTTCTATTGGGTTTTCTGGTCTACCCTCTTATACTAATGCTTTAGGGTATTGCTATTCTGGAGGAGATGGAGAAGATTCATTTAACCCTTGGTTAGTTAGAGATAATAATTTACCATTCTTACAATTACTTAGCACTACTAGTTTAAGCCAGACTCAAAGTAAAATAAGAGTAGATATTAAAATCTTAATATGATACCAAGAAAACAAATAGGATTTAGTAATGAAGAAAATCTTCTTTGGGAAATATCAAGGCAACTTGATAGAGCTTTTGTTGTAATGCGTACAAGTGGAACAATTACCACTACCACTAGTACCTCCTCTACTACATCATCAACCACTACAACTACTACAACATTGTTTTGTGAAAATTGTGTAGAGGCTCCTGTAGTAATAGGAACACAAACTTGGCAAAAATGTAACTTAAATGTTACTACATATAGAAATGGAGATGTTATTCCTTTTGCTTCTAACGAGACTGAGTGGATTAACTATGCAATCGCAGGGACAGGGGCTTGGTGTTATTATGATTATAACCCTGCTAATGGGCCTATTTATGGAAAACTCTATAACAGAGCTGCAGTTAATGATGTTAGGGGATTAGCTCCTCTTGGACAACATATTCCAACTATATCAGAGTTTAATACATTAATTACTTTCTTAGGAGGAATAGGGATTGCAGGTGGTAAAATGAAGCAAGAAGGACTTTGTAGATGGCTTTCTCCTAACACAGGAGCCACTAATGAAAGTGGCTTTGCTGGATTACCTGGTGGAGCTAACTTTTATGGAACTTTTGCAGAGTTACAAACATCTGGGTTTTGGTGGAGCTCGACTATTTTAATTACAAATGTTAATGAAGTTATTTATATAACATATAATGATAGTAATGTAACGATTGCTGCCTCTTTTGACTCTGAGGGGCATTCTGTAAGATGTTTAATAGACTAAATATAATATAATGGCTATATCAAAACAAATAGGTGGGGGCGAGAAGGCTAATCTCTTAAGGGAAATATCAAAACAGTTTGATAGATTGCTTAATGTAATTGGTGGGCAAGGAATAACTACAATTATACCTGCATCCAACTTTTTCACTTACACTCCAGATACTACAACTATATTTGCAAATCCAGAAAGAGGATTACAAAAATATTCAAAAAATACTAGTGGTGGTTCATATTCTCTTATTAATCAAACAACATTAATTAATAATAGACTAGGAGTAGATAAAATAACTGTTTTGTATCGTTATGTAATGCTAGAAGCTTATTTAAATACAGATGTTATCGATAATACATATTTAAATAATTTACAAACAGATTTTAATAGAATAAGAAACGCTGGAGTAAAAGTTATATTAAGAATATCATATAATAATGATACAATAACTGACACACAACCTGTATTATCTAGAGTACTTAAACACATTAAAGCTTTATCTATAACATTTAATAATAATAAAGATGTAATACTATCTATTCATGCTGGATCTATAGGTAAATATGGTGAGTGGTATTACACAGGAGGTAGTACAGAGTTTGGAGATACATCATCTATATCTCCTGCACAATGGTTAAATAGAAAGGAAGTTGTAGATACTATGTTGAATGATTTTAGTAGTGATATTCCTATACAAGTTAGATATGCTGATGCCAAGCGTCAAATGTATGGAAATACATTATTAACAGATTTAACTGCATTTCAAAATACACCAATTGCTAGAGTTGGGTTTTATAATGATGCATTTTTAAATGAGGATGGAGATATGGGAACATACAGTATTAGTGGCTGTACTGACCCTGTAGGTACTACAGATTATAATTTCATTGCTAATGCCTCTCAATATCTTCCAATGAATGGGGAGTCAAATGGATTAAATCCATGTGATAGTGGTTTTAGAACATCAGGAGCTAATGCTCTTGTGGAATTATATAAATTAAAATTCTCATCATTAAATAGAGATTATTATCTTCCAGTATGGAATAACTGGATAGCAGAAGGTGTATATGACACAGTTGTTAGAAATTTAGGATATAGAATACAATTAAACACACTACAGATAGAGGTTACTAGTACAATTGATGTAACATTAACACTAGAAAATGTTGGGTATGCAACTATATTAAAACCAAAAACTGTATATTTAGTATTTGTAAGTGGTGCAACTGAATATAAAAAAGAGTTAAACACTGATGCTAGATTTTGGACAGGATCTAGCACAATAACAAATTCTTTAGTTAATGATATTCCTAGTGGGCCATATGATTTATATTTGCATATTGCAGATATTAATTTAGAATCTAGACCAGAATACAGTGTTAGATTAGCAAACTCTGATATAACTTTTAATAATTTAACAGGGTATAATAATTTAAATTCTCAAGTTACCATATAATAAACACAATAAACCAAACTACATAATGAAACCAATTTTTATTACATGTCAGCCAGATGATCAATATTTTATTTGGCAAAACCATTTATATGTTGAATCTTGCTTACAACAAGGAATAGAAGAAGAACAGATACATATTCTTTTATACAAACCTACATATAGACAATATAATACCAACTGGGAAAAACTTAAAGAATTCTATCCAAAACTAAACATTTTTGTTTATGAGGATAAAGGAGTACAACAACACTTAGGAATATACATTCCTATATTACGCCCTCACATTCTTTGGCAACATTTTGAGGCTTTCCCTGAATTAAAAGATAAAACAATTGTATATACAGATTGTGATATTCTTTGGACAGATAGAATGAATATATCTCATTTATTAGAAGATGACATAAATTATGTCAGTGATGCAAGTTCTTACTTAAATCATACATATTTTGAAAGTAAAAGAAAAGATGTTCTCCCTGAAAGATTATCAGATTATGAAGAAAGAGATTTTCTTGCAGAAATATGTAATATAGTTGGAATAAATAAAAACATAGCTGTAGAGAACAATTCTAACACAGGTGGTGTTCAATATATTTTAAAGAATGTTGATACAGAGTTCTGGAAAAAAGTAGAGGCAGATGTTCTTAAAATAAGAAAACATTTATTACAAGCTAATAAAGATTTCTATAAAGATGAAAATGCAGGAATACAATCATGGTGTGCAGATTTATGGGCAGTACAATTTAATCTTTGGTTTCATAATAGAGAAACAAAAGTGACACCAGAATTAAACTTTGCTTGGGCCCCTGATCCAATTGTAAAATTAGACTCACACCCAATATTACATAATGCAGGAATAACAGGAACAGAAACAGCACATCCTTGTTTTTATAAAGGAAAATATCATCAAGGAGTAAGTCCTTTTACAGACCCATACTTAGATGAAGTTCTTAACCATGATGTTTCTAAGAATTATTGTACATGGTATTATGCAAACAAGCTTGACGAATTAAGAAAAAAATATAAAATTAATTATTAAATAACAATTATCATGAGTAACAAGAGAGACCTTAAGGCCTATGTAAGATTCGATGGATCTGGCAGAATTGTAGCAGGAAGTTTAATCCTAAGAAGAAACAAACCAAAAGTTGGTAAATGGCAAGAGATAACAGCATATGAGTGTTGTAATCCTACCACCACTACCACTACAACAGCAGTACCTACTACTACGACTACTACTACTGTAGCACCTACAACAACTACCACAACAACCCCAGCTCCATAATTATGGCTTTAGAATTATTTCCAGAAGGAATGAGTAATAAAGGAGAACTTTCCTTAGAGAGTATAGCTGCTAAGCTTACACACACACATGAACAGCTCCACCTTATTCATTGGCAAACAACTTCATATGCAGAGCACCAGGCAACTGGTGCTTTATATGATTATGTACATGATTTTAAAGATGGACTAATTGAAAAGATTATGGGATATACAGGTAAAAGACCTACCCCATATAAGATAGAAGCTCTTACAAACTGTACTGCTAATCAGTGTGTAGCAGATTTGTTAGCTTTTGCTTCTCAATTAAAAGCTTATGGAGAAAGAAATAGTTTTCATGATGTTTGCAACCTTGCAGATTCTCTATCTGGGGAAGCTGCAAAAACAAAGTATTTGCTAACTCTTTCATAGATGCAAGTTAATAGAAGATTTTTTCCTCAAAAGATGCAAGACAATGATGAAACATTCATTGCTTCTCTTTTAGGGGTAATTGAATCTGTTGATGAATTATGCTCTGTAGAGATAACAAAAAAACCTAGTTCTTTTCATTTTAGAATAGCAGCTAGTGTACCTAAATATAACAATATGCTTATAGAAGAAATATTAAAATTCTGTAACATGTTTCAAATAAGAATTGATATGAGTAAAAGTATAAAAACTTCCTCAATAATAACATTTGAAATAAACTTAATTAATTAAAATATTATGCCTACGTTTATAAAGCCAGGATTCTGGAATAAAAAAAGAAAACAATTAGCTGGAGAACTTGATTTGGATTATTTAATTCAATCTTTAGCTACTACACGTCCATATAAAACTTATACAGCTATATTAACACAAACTGGTGAAAACCCTCCTGTGGAAGAAACAGTTTTTGAAAATACACTAGGAGACCCTTCTATAGTGTTTGCAAGAACAAGTCCTGGTAGTTTTCAGATTCAACACCCTTCTTTTTTAGTTTCTAAAACTTATATTATTGGTAGTTTTAGAAGTGTTGCTATGACTGGTCCTGTAGAAAATCTTTTTAGTTGTGTTACAGATGGTACTGTTGGTTGGGTTGGTGTAGATTCAACATTTGCACAACCAAATAGAATATATATAGAAATTAGAGTATACAGTTAAAATATAATTTATTACATTTACAATTAATTTTAAAACCAATTTACATTATGGCACAGTATGATCCAAACAAGAGATACTCTTGGGGACCTGAAGACAAGTTTGAACTCTCTGGTAGAGAATTTGGCTTAATTCTAAACACATTAAGAGCTATTCTTAATACAGAAGAAGCTGCAAAAATTATTTTAGCACAACAAGCTATTGCTGCTATTGAAGCAGTGATGGCTAAAGGAGTTGAAATGGACATTGTTAAAGAAGCTGTAGAAGAACACAATTCTAAAGATTTGTAAAAAGAAGTCTGGTTGGGTGATGCATAACCAGATGTAAAAATAAGCACTTCTCTATGAGAATATATGAACCAAAGAATAGAATAGATGGCATATGTATACAGACATATTAGACTTGATACTAACCAACCTTTTTACATTGGTATAGCTAAAAATGATGATGCTTCTTATAGTAGAGCTCATTATAAATATAAAAGTAAAAGAAATAAAATTTGGTTAGATATAATAAACAAAACTTCTTATGAAGTAGAAATTTTATTTGAAGGTTTAACTTGGGAAGAAGCTTGTCAGAAAGAAATAGAATTTATTACTTTATATGGAAGAATAGATTTAAAGAATGGAACTCTTGCAAACATGACAAAAGGTGGTGATGGAATGGTAGGTGTAGTTAGATCTGAAGAATATAGATTACAACTTTCTGAAAGACAAAAAGATGGAAAAGCTTATTGGTTTGGTAAAAAATTATCAAAAGAACATAAAGAAAAAATAGCTGCTCATCTTTGGGGTAGAAAAGTTTCTGAAGAAACTAGAAAAAAACTTAGTGATTCTATAAAAGGTGAAAAACATCCTTATTATGGAAAAACTAGTCCAAAAGGAATAAAAGTTATTGATACAGAAACCAATATTATATATGATTCTGTATTAATGTGTCAAAAGCTTACAAATTACAAAAAACTTCAAGAAAAACTTTCTGGAAAAAGAAAAAATTTTACTCCAATAGTATATCTTAAAGACTATAATAACTCTAATGATATATGAATTTAGAAATAGAATTGAAGTAACAACTCCAAAAGGAGATGGTATAATACTATACATGATAGATTATGGTCATGAAACTGATACCATCTATACAATTATAATAGACAATACAGGTGAGATGTGGCAATACACTCACAAAGATATAATCGTTAAACCCAATATAACATTTAAACGCTATGGCAACAATTAAAAAAGCACAAGGTGGTGGCTTAATCAAAAAAGTAATAAAGGAGGCAACTAAGAATGCACCTAAAGTATCAAAATGGGATTATCCTACTAAAAAAAGTAGAGATTTTCAACGTGATTTTCTAGAAGCTTATCCTGAAAAAATTAAAAAAATGCCTACTGGTACTAATAAAATAGATAAAGTAAAAGAAGTTAAACCAAAGTATGACAAAAATGGTTTAGAGATTTTAAAAGACAAAAATGGTGGAGCTGTTAAAAAGAAAATGAAAATGGGGGGAATGGTAAAAAAAGCACAAAAAGGAGTTAATCTTCCACCAGCATTACAACAAACAGGTAAACCTAGTATAAAAAATTCTGGATATATTGCTAATACTTCAGAAGAAATGTCAAAGGTTAAAAAATATTCTCCTTCTAAAGAAGGTTTTAAATCTGTAAATGATACAACTTATAAACGTTCAACAAGAAAATATAAGAATGGTGGAAGTCTATCTGGACTTAAAGCCTCCAACAAAAGAATTGGTCCTGTAGATCCTAAAGGAGCATTTACAAAAGTTCAAAAGAAAACATTAGCAGGAGCTAAAGGAAAAGCTTCTTTAACAAAAGACAAACAACTTGGTGCTACAAAAATGGCTAAAAGAGGAATGTCTGTTTCTAAAAAGAAATAGTTATGAAAGCTATTAAGAAAGCTCAAGCTGGTACTACAGTAAAAGATAAAACAGCTGTAGTAAAACCCAAAAGAAAACCAACTTTTGCTAGAAATGAACCTAAATATATTGACCCTATTACTAAAGAAAAAGTTAAATTAAAAACAGCAAAAGATAGTAGTGAATATAAAAAAGGATATAATTCTGGAGTTGAACAAAAAGGTAACAGTGAGTTATATAGAGCTCTATCTACTAATAAACCTTGGAATGCTGGCAATGAAGAAGGTTATTATGATAAAAGACCCAGAAAAAAATTAAAATCTGGTGGTATTGTAAAAGCTAAAGATGGTAAATGGATGCAAAAAGCCTCAGCTTCTATTAAAAAACGTGGTACTGCTGGTAAATGTACACCCATCACAAAGAAGGAATGTTCTGGAAAAGCTAAAACTTTAGCTCTTACATTTAAGAAAATTGCTAAATCTAATAAAAAGAAATAATGGCAGCTATAACAAAAGTTCCTAATGGTCCTCTAATTAAAAAGAAAGGCCCTTTTAAAGGAAGTACATTAAAATCTGGTGGTATAGTCAAGAAAGCACAAGATGGAACTACAATGTCTCCATATATGCAGAAGAGAGCTGCTCAACAATTAGTTAAAGAAAAAAACATTAGAGCTAGAGATTCTATATTAAATAGAAATGCTTCTGCTAAAGGAATGACTAGAGAGCAAGTACAAGCACAACAAGTGGCTGATAAAAAGAAACCTGATGCTCCTACATGTGATACAAATGATCCAAACTTTAAATCTACAAAGTGTGGAATAAGTAAAGCTGCTGCTAAAGAATCTAAATCTGATTTTAAGAAGAAAAAGAATGGTGGATTGA